CTTCTACAGCTCTATATTCTGCTAATGCTGATACTTTTGCAGCATCAAGAGAGATATAAATATCTCCATTAAAACCATTATCATCAACATTTTTAACTATAACACCATCATGATTATTATCTAAAGCTCTATTTACTAAATTTTTAAAACTTTCTTTTTCTCTAGAATAGCCTTCTTCTGTATTTACAATTAAAGGGTTAATCATAGTAACTGAAAATTGTTTTTGATATTCTCTTTGAGAAAGAAAAGAAACTTCAGGGGCTTTATTTGCTGTAAAAAATATTGCTTTAGGTGATCCCCCTTTTTCTTTAGAAAAATAACCTTCTTTATTTTCTGCAATAAATTTATCTATTTGTTTATCTGAAGCATGCCAAACATTATAAGAATTATTTAATGTTCTTTCTTTAAACTTACCTGTATCAATTGCTTTAAACAAATCTTCTTTCAATGAAGGATTAGTTACAAATGATTTAAAGAAGTTTAGTATTCTAGAAAATAAATTACGTATAGCTTCTCCTAATGATCTTGCTGGAAGTTTTCCTTTTCTAAAATCAGCAAAGTCATCTGCTATTCTTTCTTTAGCTTGAAGATCTGTAGCATCTGCATAGCTTATCTTCTTACCAGATTGTCTATCTGTAAATACACCTGCATTAGATTTAAACTCATCAAGCAATGCTTGTTGTTCTTCAGGAGATAACATTCCTTTATATATACCTTCAAAGATCTCGTGATACTCTGTACCTCTTAATCCACCTCTTACAAATTTAGCTACACCATCTTCAAATACACCCCAAGCTTTCTCACCATTATTCATAGTGATAAGATTATCTACCACTTCAAAAGGAATATTAGCAGCATTTTCTGCATGCCATGCTTTGAATAACTGAAATTCTGCATCAGTCATTCTTTCTTTACCATCAACACCAACAGCTCTATACCCAGGAAGATTAGCAGGTCCTCCATTAAATCTATCTGCACCTGTAGGTATTTCTTTTTTCTCTTCAACTATTGGAGCTTCCTCAACAACTACCTCTTCTACTACAGGAACTTGTGCATCTTTCTTATTTTGTAAATCACTAGCAATAGTGTTTGCTAAATAATCAAATACATATTCCTCATCAGTCTTAGTAAGATCAAATTCTTGTTCTTTCTCTACTGCAATATTTTTAAGTGCAGGAATAATAACTTCATCTACAACTTTTTTACCATCAGCAGTTTTATTAGTTGCTATAGCTTTTGTTGTTTCATTACTTTCTATTTGTACAGCCACTTTACCATTCTCATCATATGCTGCTGTAAAGCTTACAGGACGATCTCCTGATAATTTATATGTATTAGGTGTATCATTACCAATTGTGTATTCTCCTATCTTCTCAACACCAGGAACTGATGGTTCATCAGCTTGAGCTTCAACTGTAGGAGTAGGAATAGATAATCCCATACTCTCTACTGTAGCATATCTTTGTTTGAATGAATAAGGAATGTCTGCAGTTGGTGCAGCTACAGATGTTGTTAATGGTGTACTATCTATTGATCTTGCAGATCCATCAGGATTCTTATCTGATAGTAAATATGTTTGATAGTTCTTCCATTCAATTGGTTCTTTGTTTAATTCTCCATTCTTATCTAATGTATATTCTAAGAACTCCTCATCAAACTTTTTAGTAAGTGTAGTATTATTAATTGCATTGAACGCCTCTTTTAAGTTATCAACTATCTCTTTTTCATTATTTGCTATTTCAGACATAGAGTATTCTTTCCCTCCTATCTGAATAGTCATTGCAGCTGTATTAATGTTTATTTGATTGTTAGTCTTTGTTTGACCAACTCTCCAATATAAAACATTCTGTAAGTAATCACTGTAGTCTCTGTTAAGTCTGATAGGAGCTCCTGATTCAGATTGAGCAAGAGTGTCTGCAGCAAAAGCTTTTACCACTTGAAATATAGTGGATGCTTCTTTAGTATTAAACTTCTTGTTGTTTAAGAATTGTAATGTAGAACCATATTGTAACACAGGTGTACCATCAGGAAACTTTATACTTTGTCCATTATGGAATATACTTCCTGTTGTTGGTATAACAATTAGATTCTCTTGGGAGTCTATCTTATCTTTACCAATAAGAATACCTCCTACATGATTTCTTTCTTTAGTACCATCTGGATTAGTGTTCTCTTTTGGGATACCTCTAGATACAGTGAATTCAAAAGGTGCAGGCATTTGATCCTGATTAGCAATTAAGTCTTCTCTGAACTTAATGTATTCTTTTTTATATGCTTCAAATAATTCTTGTTGCTTTCCTCTGAAACGTGGGTTACCTTTACTATCAGTAGTTTTGGTAGTACGCATTGTTTGGAAGATAACTTTCTTCATATCTTCCTCACTCAATTGCTTACCAACTTCTCCCAATGGTGTACCATCCTTATCAATAAAATAAGATTTACCATTCTCTTGTACAATAAATACTTGACCTATGAATCCATTCTCAACATCTAATACATTAGACATATCATAACTACCATATGATAACTTAGCAAGTCCTTCTAGTCCTACTAATCCTTCTTGACCTGGAGTCACAAGAATAGCTCTCATGTTACCTTTATTAGGTAATGAGTCTATGTTATTTAAGAACTCTCTTGAGTTCTTTACATGTTGTGCAGATAACGTAGGATCATTATAATCTTCTGATTCAGTTGTACCTGATTGAAAGAATATATTAGCATCTACAATAGCACCTGCTTCATCCATAGGAGTGAAAGAAGTATCTGTAGTGATAACCACTGTACCAGAATTGTTTTCTATATCAGTTTGTTCTTTGGTTAACTGTTCTTTATTCTTTAATAGTTTCTCTTGATCTGTTTCAAGTTTCTTATAACCACTTAATCTTTTAGGATCAATGTTTAATATATCACCATTCACATCTTCCACCTTAACTGTACCATCTTCGTTCAAAGCTAACACCTTCACTTTAGATAGGTTATTGCTCTCATCAGTTAGATCTTTTGCCTCTTCAGCAGCTTCTTCTTTAGTTTTATGAAATGATGTAGTGCCATCAGGACTTGTTACTTGATATCTATCATCAGCAAGTTTCTTAATGGATGCTTTCTTTGTAGCTTTTATTTCGTACTCTCTATCAACTTGTAGTGGTTCTTTTACTTTCTCTTTGTTCACAAATGTAAAAGAAGTTTCTGCTTTTTCTAAATCTTCTAAAGGAACTTCTTCTTTAGCAATATCTTCTGCTTGTTTGAAATATTTATCAAATCCTTCTTCTGAAGAAAGTTTATCAAATATCTCTGAAGAATTCTTTTTAAGATTGGTTAACTTATTGATATCTGCACCATAGTTGAATAATTCTGTTGCATTTTCAAAACCTACAACATCATCTTTTTTACCATCTTGATTATTTAATTCAAAGTTTAATATTGAATTGAATGTTTTTAAATCTAGATTACCATTGTTTAAAGCTAGGTTAATCTTTTCAGAACTTGTACGTAAAGCTTTTATTTGCTCTCTTATAGCTTTTCTATCAGCAGTGGTAGTGTTCTCATTAATAGTTCCATTTAATCTATTAGCTTGTTCTTCATAAGATCTAGATAGTTCAGTTAATGAATCTTTATCTGTAACTTTAGCTAGTATATCATTATTGATAAGTGGGTTAGCTGCAATCACTTTTTGTTCTATGGACTCAAGTCTATCATTTACATCATCTTTAACTGTTCCATAGTATGTAAGATCTTTTTTCCAATTTTCAAATGTAGCATGATTAAAAGATTCAGTAGCCTCTTCTTCATTCTTTGGATCTACATTATATGCAAATGGATTTTTAAATGTACCATTAATAGCTTCTGTAGTTGATTTAATATAATTAGCTTTCTCAATCAAAGAATCTACATATCCAGCAACTGTATTTTGATTAGACGCATTGAAGTCCATACCAAAAGACTTTTCAAAATCTTCTTTGTTAAGATCTTTCAACATGTTTAATTGTTCAATTGTTACATCATGCATTCCTGATGGAATACGAGATTGTACATAATTAAAAAACATATCATGCTTTAAGTTTTTATATTTGAATACATTTCCACTATCAGCTGCAGCTTGCATTTCTTTTGCAATAGCCATAGAGCTTAATGTATTATCATATTTATCAGAAAGAATTCCTGTTAGTCCATATCTATTAAGTGTATTAATAGAAGAGGTTAAACGTTTGTCTGCACCATTTCCTTTTTTATAATCATAAAACTGTTGTGCTCCTCCTGTTAATACAGCTGTAAGACCACCAACAATCATATTGTTAACACCTTCAGTAGTATTGAACTGTTCAGATAATCCATAAGTAGTAGAACTAGTAATCTCATTTAAGTCATCCCAGTTCTTTTTATTATTTGGATTGCTAAGGTTTTTATATTTTCTTGTATAGTAATCATATGTTCCTCTTTCAGCAGCAAACTGTCCACCTTCTTCATATACACCTTCAGATAATACATTAGCTAGTTTAGGTTTAACAGAGTCCCATATTCTACCACCAAGACCAGTTGCAGCTTTCTTTTCAAATACATCAATGCTTCCTTCTTTAAGACCTATTTTACCAGCAGTTCCAAGTTCTTTTGCAAGAGTTCCTGTAATACCTTTTTGTGCTGTAGTGAATGATTTAAATAAATTTCCAAACTGCACAGCATTTGATACAGTTAGTAATGCCATGTTAATACCAAATCTAGTATTCATTGCATTAGTAGAATAGTCTTCTATTTCTTGAAGATCTTGTCCTATTGGTTCTTCACCAAAATGCCCATCTTTATATTGTTGAATTAATTCTTCTTTAACATGTCTATACCCATCTCTAGCTTCAACACCAGCTTCTGTTTGTGCAGCTCCCCAACTAATAATACCATATCTTGCACCATTCAATACTTTAGCAGACTGTGCTAAATTTCCTAACTTCTCAAGTTTTAAAAGTTGTTGTTCTGTTTTACCTAATCCTTTTGCTAAATCTAGAACAGTTTCAATTTTATTAGTCCCTCCTGCAAGTTTATTAAGCCATAGGGCAGCTTTACCAATTTGATTAGCTACTAGTGGAAGTTCTCCTATACCTTCTGTAACTGCACCAATTGCAATATCTTGCAAAGCTGCTCCAGCAATTGCACCAGCTGTAAATCCTAAGTTTTTAAGAACTGATTCTCCCCAGAAGTTTGCAGATCCTGGAGCAAATGGAATCATTGCTAAATATGGATGAGCTTTTTCTTCCCTTGTCATATAGTTAGGAATAATATCTTCCATATTTTTCATCCAACTATCTATACCACCTTCATATCCATTTGGATCTCCAGCAAGTTTAGACATGCTACCATTCTTTATTGCAGAGATTGTATTAGGAATATCAGTAAGAGATTGTGCAAATGTACCTGCTGCAGTTACTCCTGTCTTAACAAGACTGCGTCCAAGTTTACTGTACCAAGATTGTTGTAATCCATATATGTTCTCAAGATCTACATCTCTTTGAAACATTGGATAACGTTTATTTGATAATAATTCACCTTTAGAAACTAACTCAATAGGAGAATCCCAACCAGTAGAGTCTCTTACACCTCTACTCATTTCTGATATTTCATCTACAGTGAGACCTCTCTTAGCTGGAACTTGATTATAACTTTCAAATCCACCCATGTTAGGATTAGTATCAACTTCTGGTAAAACAATTGACCTAAGATCTACTTTAGGTTGTTCATAGTTTCTATTAGAAGTATTATCTATAAGTTCATTATCAAAAATTGGCATAATTTTTATTTATTTTTTGTTAAAAAAGAATCAATAGTAGTATCCCCTATATTATTTATAGTCTCTTGTATTCCTGCTAATGATACATAGTTTTGATTCATATATCCTTTAACCCACGTATTGCTACCTTTTGGTTGTACATACATTTTTAATGTAAACTCATCTAGATTACTACCATCATTATCAGGGCTACCTTCTATATCAAATCTAACTCTTGGTGCTACCTGAGAATTACTTAATAACGGTAAGTCAAAACCACTAAACATAGAGTTAACTGCACCACCTTCTCCACTACCAGTAAATAAATTTGTAGTACGATCAGGAGAACTTTGAATTGCATATTTTGCAGCATTCAAAGGATTAACTTTTGCTATTTCTGGAAAATGTCTATTCACCTTATTAGCACTAACATGTAAAACTTGTCTACCCTCAGCACCTTCAATAATCATATCTGCAGAGCCATCAAACTTCTTAACCATTGAATATAAAGTTCCAGAAGTCTTTAACATTTTTTTAATAGTTTCTACTGAAGCATCCTCTAATTTATCAGAATCAAAAGCTCCTAATGATTTCTGATTAACTAACTCATTTCCAATAAATCCTGCAATTCTATCTCGTGTTCCTTTAACTCCTGTATTGAAAGTACCAACTTGTGTCTGTCTCTCAGGATCATTTTTAGCTAGGAAGTCAGATTGAATTGTTAGTTTTTGATTATTTATTTTAGAAGCAACAGGAGTCACTCTTGATTTTATTTTATTAGTCTGGTCAAGTATTATTCTGTCTGAATATGATAAAGGCTCTGAGTATAAAGAACCTTTTGCAATGAGTTCTTGTTGTTTAATATATGCACTTGCAATATTCTGATATTTAGTTCCTTTGAAATTATTCATTGCTGCTTGTTTGTCAAAACTCATAACTGGTTTTCCACCACCAGATTGTGGTACAAGTTTATTAAATTTTTGCAATGCATTATTTACATCAAATAATTCTTTTGCAGAATATAATTCTCTTCCATTCTTATCAACAATACCTTTTTGAGACTTTATTAAACCTTGAAGATCTGCATCAAGTCCTTGTGTTAATTTGTTTGTAGTATTATATAGTTTTTGTTTTAATGCAACTTTTATTTGTAGTTGTCTCCTAGATTCTAAATACTTTCTTAATCCAGGATTATTAGTAACATCAGAAATTGAACCAGGGTTCTTTAAATATTTATCAGTTAACTTTGTTAAGTAATCTTCTTTTTGTGTATTTGACATTTTATTACCTCCTGGTATAGTAGAAAATGCACTTAGATTCAATCTATCTAATTCTCCTTCAATAATAATTCTACCAGAAGAATCTCTTTTTCCTGTTAGTAGATTTATTTCCCCTCCTAATTTTGATAGTGATGGTACATCTACATTTGTAGATATTACTCCTGGATCAATTGCTCCAAAAGTATCTCTTTGTTTTTTTGCTGTTTCTTCTTTAGATTTTACATCTTGTTCATATTGCCAATGAGCATTATCTCTAGCAAAATCTCTTTCCCAATTATTTTGTTCTCTAGCAGCATTACTATATGCTAAGTTTAGTTGTAATCTTCTATCATTAGCTTGTTCATATGGATTAGTTTTTAACTCAAGCTTTTTATCATCATAAGCTAAATCAGCTGCAAGATTAGTTAATGTCTTCTGTGTATATAATTTTTCTTTATACCCTTCAAAATCTGTAATACTTTCTAAATCTAAAATCTCTTTGTCTCTAGCTTTTTCTAAACTACCATCAGCAAGTTTTGCATTAGCATCATCTATGTCAGCTTGATATTGAGCTCTTTGAGCAGGAGTAAGTTTGTTGTTAGTCTGTAGTTCTAGAGCCATTTCAGTAACTCCATTAGTTACAATTGATTTAGTTTTATTATAGTTCGATACTACATCTTGTTTAAATGTGTTTACATCTTTACCTTTATAATGATACCATCCATCAATCTTTAATTGTTCTATATCATCAGGAGATAGTGTATCATAAAATGTATTTAATATCTTCTGTGCAGATTTTGCTTTTGATCCAACACTTAACATTGCTGCATCTTGTTTAGGTGAACCTTTTGAAGAATCAGTAGTAGCCACTTCTTTACCACTTGCATCTTTATAAAAATAAAGAGTGTTACCAGAGGCATCTCTTTGAAATGGATTATCATATGATGTATCTGATTCATGTATTTTATCAGCTACCTCTCTAAGCTTTTTATCTATGTTAGTATACTGAGTATATCTACCATTATAAGATTGCTTTATGTCTGTCTTATTGATATATTGATTTACACCATCTTCAAACTTAGCTCTGTTCTGTACAGATGATTTACCTGATGCCTCAGCCTCTTCTAATATCTTTTGTTCTTTTCTTATTCTAGAAGTAGAGCTTACAGCATTCATAACATTCTCATCTTTACTAATTTGTTTAGCCATACCAGAAACAGAGTTGACTAACTGGAAATTAGAAAAATCTCCAGCAGCCACCAGTTTTAAGTTATTACCTAATGAGTTAAGTTTAGATTGTAAGTATTTTTTATCTACCTCTGAAACAACATCGAGACCTGCAACATTGTCAATACTTGTTTGTATCTTTTGTACTCCCTCTTCATATTGTTGCTGTTTAGCCATACCAACTTTCACCATAGCATCTACAGGAAGTTGTTGTACATAAGGATTAAAAGTTGGTATTTTATCTTGCCATGAAGCCATAGTCTGTTATTTTAATACATATAAATATGTAGATTAGCAAATTTAATTTAAATTATTATACTATCAAAATTTAATAACATTTTGTAGTAATTTTTTATAATGAGTTTAGTTATATATTTTTGTAAGATTTTACAATAGAACCGTTTCTAGATACTGCTTTATCTTTCTTAGCGGCAGCAGCTTCTTTTTTATCTTGTGCTTTCTTAAGAGCTGTCATAGCTTCTAGTTCTTCTGATGAAGCTCCTTTATAATCTGTATCCCACTGTGCTAAAGGATTCATGTTCTGTGCTCTAAAGTTAGGACCAAATCTATAGTTGTACATATTCTCATATGTTTTCAACTCTCTGTTCTCTAGTTTGTTCTTAGCATACTTATCAGATATAGAATTCAAAGCAGCTTGTGTTGTAGCTTTTGTATTAGCTAATGCTTCTGTTTGTCTTTCATATTGCTTATCGAATATAGCTAGGTTCTTTAACTTAGCATCATTAAGCATATTTCTATTTTCTCCATACGCTTTATTCTTCATTTCTTGATTAGCTCTAAACTGATTTGCTAATACAGATTGGTTAGCCTGATACTTCTGTGCATTTAGATTAGCTTGAGCTGCTGGGTTATATCCCATTGTTCTTTGTGCTGCTCTATAATCTGCTTGATTAGCATTCAGTTGATCTTGAAAAGATACATCATAAGGAGTGCTTAAATCAGGTTGATATGTTTGTGCTTGTACAGGAGCCACTTGGTTAGTAGCCATAGCAAACATTTCTGGATATAACTGAGCTGTATCTAATCCTTCTGCATCACTTGGTCTAATAGTAGGAAGTATTGCATTAGCAAACAAAGTAGCTTTATCCCACCAATCACTATCCTTACCAGATCTTGTTGATGTTTTTTTATTAGATACAACATTAGAACCTAAGTCACGTACATAATCATCATACTCATTATCTGGTTCTATTTGTTCATATTCATATTTTTGTTGTGGCATTACATAATCATCATATTCTTCATCTATTATATTTTCATATTTTTTAGGTCTAGTAATAACAACTTCAGCAAGTTCGCCACCTTGCATGTCTGCTTGTTCAATAAGCTGTTCATCAGTTAATTCTTTTCCATCTTGAGCTTGTGTAAACTTACCACCAAACTTAGCAGATTGTTTTTGAGCTTCTTTGTCCACCTTAGCTTTACCTCTAGCAAGATCATCAGCAACTAATCCACGTTCTTCTGCTGTATCATTGATAGCATTCTGAAGAGAAGCTGCATTTATTTTTTTATCAGCTACATCTTTAAGTTTCATATTAGCTCCTTGTATGTTAGCTTGCAATGCTGTAAGCTTTAACTTATCAAAAGAGTTTATTGGATCAAGAGCACTAAGTTCTTTAGATGATTTATCTATAATAGTATTTTGTTTCTCTTCTATCTTAGATAGATCAGCTACATAGTTTTTAAACTTTTTACCTTTAGCATTTTTATCTCCTAGCATATCTATATATTGATTAGGTATTTTCAAATTACCCCATACAGTTAAATTTTTCTCTCCTGTAACAGGATCAATTAATTCAGCTGCTGGTTCTTTTTCTACTTCAACATTAGCATCAGCTTGTTCAGTTCCATATTCAGCATAATCTGTATAAGAATCTTGATTACCTTGACCATACTTAACTCCAATACCTGTTTGTTTTGATTTAGGATCATATGTATCATGACTGTTTCCAACAAATTGAATTGTTTCTCCTGTACCAGGCATATAAGGATTATGAGATAATGTTTTAATACCACCACCCCAAGTAGTTTGTACTTCTCCATTTAAAGCAGATCTTCTAACTTCTCCACCATTTTCATATGTTTCCATAGCTCTATCACTAGGAGGTGTATATTCTCTTAGGTGTCCACCAGCTCTTAATGAATCCATTCCTTCATGTGCATAGTTATATACTTCTTGTTTATCAAGACCACCAAATGAAGCTATAACTTGTGGAGTCCAATCATGACTAACCCATCCACCATCTTCCATATAAGATTGGTTCTGTGCTTGAATACCTTTAGCCATATTAGCATTAGCCATCCCTTGCATGTTTCTTTGTGTAGCATCTTGTGCTTTCTTCATTTTCTTAGCATTGGTATCTAAAGCATTACCAGCTAATCCTCCAACAAAGTTTCCTATTGCTCCACCTAGTGGTCCTCCAATAGCTGTACCAATTCCTGATCCTATTGTGCCACCAATTTTACCACCAGCATTTTGACCACCCATCATTGATTGTCCTATACCTGTAGCCTTTTGTGAAATCATTCCCCATGGAGTTCCTCCACCATCTTGCATTTGATGTAATCTTCCACCATGGTAGTATTGTTTTATATTAGTATCATTTAATGGTTCATATCCACTATCTGTATATATATCATTTGGAGCAAATGTATTTTGTATTTCTCCACCTCCTTGTAACCTAAAACCATTCCTAGCAAGAACATTTGTACCTACACCATATATAGGAAAGAATTCTTCTCCTGTATTAACTGGCATCTGTGCTTCTCTTTGCTTAGCTATGTTTTCAGATTGTTGTCTTCTTGCATCTACATCAACACTCTCTGCTGCTTGAAGAGATATCTTACTTACATCTCTTGCTTGTTCAGCAGCTTTTTTCATTTCTTTTTCTTTCTTCAATTCTCCAATACCACTAATAATATCTCCAACTGGTCCTGCAAATTGACTTACAGCTCCTCCCACTTTAGACCATTTATCTGCGTCTTTGAAAGGACTATCTCCTACAGAATGTGCCCCTTCAAAAATACCTTTAGCCATTTTTGTTCCTGATTGATCTCCTTGAGGATCATATGCATTAAACTTAGGAGTTTGCATAGAGAAACTATTTTGCTTTGGAGAAAATCCTTGATTAGCATTCATTGAAAAATCAGGACTCTTTCCTAAATCATAATTACCACCAAATTGTGCTCTGTGAATATCTGCTCCATATCTTGCTGCTGCTGCTACTGAACTTGCTCCAGCTGCACCACTTGCAGCTCCACCAATAGCACCACCAGCTAGCTTCATAAGACCAGCAATATCAAAACCACCACCTCCACCACCTTGTGGAGCAGCAGCTTGTTGTTTAGCTAATGCAGCTTGTCTCTCAGCTTCTGTAGAACCTGTAAGCATTTTATCAACATCATCAACTTGAGTTTGATAACTTAAAGGTTTATATGCTGATTGATGTACTTGTGATGCATTGATTGCAGCACCAGTTTGAGCTTTCTTAAACTCTTTACCATGTTTCTTCATAAAGGCTTCTTCTGAAGGAAACTTTTTATAGAACTCCTTTTCAGATTTAACCCCTGCAATTTTTAAAATTTGTGCTTTCATGATTTATATTTGTTTAGCCAGCCTCCTGGTTGTGGTTTATTATAATTTGTAAAGTTAGTCAATTGATCTAATTGTTCCAAAGTTTTTTCATCTTGTTGGTTTACACCATTCTTAGCCATAGGATATTCTGTCACCTTCTTACCCTTGAACTTATAATTCTTTCCTGGCTTCATTAGTTTAGTATCACCAGTATCTGATACACCAAGAACATCATAAGGAACTCCTTCCATTGTTATATCATTAGAATTGATTTCCGTTATCTCTCCTGGATGATCCCATTGTCCTTTATCATCTTTAATTACAGAACCATCTCTACTAATAGATTTAGGTTTCCAATCTAATCCTTGTTGGTAGTATTGCATTTCTTTACCATTCTGTGCAGAAGCATCTGTTACATCAGTTTGGTTTCTACGTGGTCCTTTACTAGGAGATCCATGTCTAGCATACATATGTCCTACAGCTCCTGGAAGACTCCCTCCCATTTGAAACTGTCCTTTAACAGCAGGGTTTTCAAATATAGGACCATTGAATATTCCTTCTCCTACATATCCTTCTGGTAATGATACAGAAGAATCATTATAATTATCTAACCAACCACCATTCTTCATGTTGTTACTATTATCTCTACCACACTCATGACATATGTACATATCCTTAACACTAGAATCAGATTTGTTCCAGCTCCATCCACATGTGCATTTTACTTTACCACTCATTACTTGTAAGAGATTTGAGCTTTCCAGATATACCCTCCAGAAGTTTTTGTTTTACCCTGTACACAATGTCTTATTGATGTTGGGTGTAAATTTATTTCCTTAGCTGCTATGGTAGCACTTTGCCATTCTCTAATGAAGTTGCCTTCTAAATCATATTGATTAATAGGTTTTGAATTAGCTAAAATCTGACCTTTATATAATTTCTCTAAATGTTCTTTAGAAGTTTTTTTACCTTTATGTGAATTAGATATTTTAAGTTTAGTTTCTTCACTATGTAAATATCCTTTTCTTGATTCATTTCTTTTTTGTTTTTCTTCTTGAGACTGTTTTCTACCAGTCATAAATATTTTATGTTTTTCAATTTTTTCTTTACTAGGTATATAACCTATGAACCCATCTCCTCCATCAGTCATATTAGATAATATACCAGTATTGTTATTTATTCTACCATATAAAGATATAAATTCTATTTCTTTTTCTTTTATAAAATCATAATCATCTGACTCAAAAAGAATTTCTATTTCATAAGAAGTTTTATTAACTATGTTATTCCAAATATAAGATTCTTTTCTATTTGTTTCATGAGCTCTTCTATATTCTGATTTAACACTATTATGTGTTCTAGGTTGTTTAGTACCAATTCCAATATAGAATGGTTCATTTTTGTCTAATCTAATATGTCTGTATAAATAATGTCTCATAGTTATTTGTATGAAATTTGGGCTACTCCCAAGATAAACTGGCTCACTAAATGCGTTGTACAATTGTCATCTAATATATGACGTATCTTAAGCTCCTTAGCTCTTAGTGTAGCTTTCTTGAAACTTCTTGATCCATAATCCATATTGCTTTGGTTAATCACCTTATCAATAGATAAGCTTTCACAACCTGTATTAAACAATGGCACTTGAGAACTTTTTTGTAGTGCCCAGAATGTATTATATTGATAGAAGTTATCACTCTTAGTGTATGTGATTGTTTTACTATCTGTATTGAATATTGGATATTGCATGTACGCACGCATATCATTAAGAGGTTTAGCAACAAGATTCAACACTCCTGAACTCTGTTGTCCATTATATAGAATAGCTTTGTTAAACCACTTGTTGTTTGTTTCTATTCTTGTGTTATCATTAAAGACACCATCTGGTATAGATATATATTCATATGCTTTAGTATAGTCTTTTACATTCTGTAAGATTTCATCTTGGTTAGCGTAAGCAAATGGATATTCAATTATGTATGGTTGTGTAACACCATAATAAGAATTGTATAATTGTATATTAGTTAAGTGTCTCCATATACATCCTGTAACAATTTGTTTTAATTTGATATTAATATATTCCTCTTCTGTAATATCACTTACATACACTGTCTTTTGTATTTTACAATTACCTGTAGATTTTAATGTAATAGATATTACATCATCATTCACAGAATAGTTAATCCCATCAATGAGAGCTTTCTTAGTCACATCTTCTGCTATCACATTCCCAAACTGATCATAGATTGTGAATGGTCCAGAAGATGGTGACACTTGCGTTAACCTTATTGTTATTATTTTTGACATATTAATTTATTAACAAGATCCATTATTACTTAATGTTACCTCAGCAGGTACAACTATACTTCCATTACGTGCACAGAAGGTTTGTTCAGTAGGTCCACCTGGTGATGGATTACCAATATTTATACTTGCTGGTTCTCCTAAACAATCAATATAAGTTACTGCTACAGTACCTGGTGTTGATTTACGTATTGTAAATGAGAAACAATTTGGTAATGTAGTAGTGGTTGTTGTTGTATCTGAAGGACAATTAACTATTTCAGTTATTATACCATTAACTACATTGAATACATTACTACTACCTGCTGTCTCATCTGTATAATACCAACCATCAGGTATCAATGTACAATCTGTACCTGTTGTACCATCATATACAGTTTGATTAATTTCAATATTTACAACTTCTGCTAAAATATCATTAAATTCTACATTTGGATCTAGTCCAAAAATTTCATTGTAGTAGTTCATAGAGTCACAAGCATCTGCTTGATTTCCTGTAGACACTACTGTTGAAGGAGGATATATTATATTATATCCTATTATAAAGCTAAATGTTTGCACGTTTGTAGGTCTTTGACATGGTTGTGGAACTATATAACCGTCTCCTTCTATTTCACAATTAGTTAATATTACTTCTCCATCTATTGTACAATCTACAAATTTAGTAGTAGAAGTAGTTGTAGTGGTAGGTACAAATACAGTAGTTGTAGTGGTAGTACTTGGTGTAGGTACACGACCTCCTGCAACAAAATCAAAATCATCACAACATCCATTAACACCAGAATAAAAGAAATTGTTTTCTGCTATATACCAATTAGGAATATAACTATGAAAAGAAACCCAGCTTTTAGTATTTACATTAAATGAAAGAGTCCAAGACTTATTACAAAAGTAATCTGAGTCTTTTAAATCTACAACTCTTTTAAATATAATATTATCACCTAATGGTTCATCTATATAGAAATCTCTTGTTATATCATCATATTTGATATCTGAACTTAATGGAATGTAATCTATTTTAGTAAGTATTATTCTATCAAACTTACTATCATATACACCATGTAATCCTATACCATTAAAATTATTATCTACATCTACCTTTGAAAAGTATCTCAATATTTCAAAAGCTAAATGATCTGTAAAAAATCTATTCATTCCAGAACCAAATGCAGATAAGTCTTCAACCTTCGTTCCTTCTATAAGAAACACTTGTCCTCTTTTAGCATCAACTGTTATCTGTCCCTGAGGAATCTTTAATAACATTTTGTTTTGACTTCCTACATATCCAAGATCTGTTTCTGCAAAGTCAATAGGAGGTGCACCTTTAAACATATTAGGATTACCTACATATGCAGCTTGTGGATTACTTGTATCAATTGTAAGGAGATTGTTATACATTAATGTTTTATTCTCAAACCTAGCTAATACAGCTTTGTTCTGAATACCATCTAATGATATAAGTTTACCATAATTCTGAGGAAAGTCATAATAAGAAATAGCTCTGTATGTTAACCAGCTATTAACTCTATTGTCAGCATCAGTGTTTTGTGCATCTGAGTATACAGCTCTAAATGGATAGTATGTATAACATGGTGCTCCATTGTAATCTGCTGGTAAATGTGTAAATGTATTTTCTTTATTCTGTTTAGAGAATGTTACATTATATGTATATGTATTATCATTAGCAATAGATACAAAATCTTCTTGCATCCAATCATCAGGAATACCTGTAGATACATGTGGCCAGAAGTCTCCTTCTCTATTATTAAATGCTTGTCTTAGATCTGTATTGTAAGAACTCTCACAATAGAAGTTAGGAATACCATATGCAAACAAATAAAAATATCCATCATAGAATGTTCTATTAGGATTAGTATCTGATTTAGCTGTTGATGGTACTAGACGTTGATCATTAGGACAATCAAACTCATGAGCTTTGTATGAAATTACATTAGATAGTGTGCCTGAGTTAGCTGTATAATCTGATAGAATAGATCTAGCTGAGTGCCAATATTTTGGATAGGCTATATTACCAATCTCATCATAGAATATATCACTATCATCAGGAGCATTAACTCTATTATCTATAAAGAATGGAAGCTTGGTTTTGAATGCAAACCTAGATATAAATGTATCTCCTCCAAATATTGTAGCAGTGGTATTAGATGTCACACTTCTTTGGAATCCTGTATCAATTGTATCATACGAATACATTTGCCCCCATTGATTTACAAATGTATTTTTTAATGAAGCATAATAAGAAACAACAGTTATATCTTGTTCTCTTGCAGGAGTAGCACATCTACCACTACCACCTATAGTGAGTCTGGATCTATCTTTGATTCCTATACTAGCCATCTCTGTACTATTACTAGGGAATGGTAATGAAGCTTTTGCATCATCTGTTTTTAAATAAACAGAAGATTCTCTTTGATAGTTATTCACATTGCGATCATCACCTACATTTTGTACTCCTGGAATTAAATATCTTTTAATATCTAATGTTCTTTGTTTGTCTCCACTATTAGTTATCTCTGCATTATAATCATAACTAGCTGTAGAGTTAAATGAATAAGCATAGTTTCTTCTAGTTATACCATTTATATATATTTGTAAGTATGCTTGATATGCTGTCCACATAGCAGTGGAATTAAATGGATTTGTATAAGCAGCTAATCTATTGGAACTAGCAAGAGCGTCTTGTTGTGCTTCTTTAGAAAGAAGTCTATATTTAGCATTACTTTTAACTGGTACAAAATGTGCTTTACCAGCACCAAACATTACATTCTCTAGTTTAAGAATATCTCCTAAGAATGGTTGACCAAAAGAAGTTTCTGGAGAATTAAATATTTGTCTATACGTACTAGAAGGATTATTTGATATAGGAGTGAGTGGTGCAACAGCTCCACAAGATGTATCTCTCACTGTAGATTGTAAAGAAATGTCATTACAACCGCACTTACTAGAACCACTTACTCTATAAGGGCTTTGATCTTTTTTAACACGTATACAATAACTATTACCTGGTTTCATCCATACATATGCACCTGGTCCAGAAATTGGATCATCCCATTCTGCTCCCCAACCAGAACATTGTAAACCAGGCCATCCACAATGATTTCCTGATCTTATTTTATACACATCATAATCAGCATAACTAACTGTACCTATACAACTTGAATTAGATATATTTGGTACTGGATTACATCCACGACTATAATCAATTGTATTAGTTACACCAGGACTTGTTATAGTTGGTTTACCTATAGAGCAAATATAATGAATACCTGTTGTTGTAAATTCCTCATTTGATTCTTTATTACTATCACAACTTACATATCTTATTGTTAAACAAGGTACACCAAGTGCTGTTTTTGAAGGTAGCTTTAATACATTTATTATAAATCTTTCACATAAATCTGACCAAGCATTATTGTTTGCATTAAGAAATGGATCTTCAGTAATATCATTATACGGATAGTTAGGAAAATAAAAAGCTTGGTTTTCTCTTGTATATTCTCCTACATTACGAAGAATACCTTTTGCTACAATAGATTTATTTGTTCCTCTATCCCCTCTTACTATTTTATATCCTACTATATCAGCTTTTTGATCTGCTGTTAATTTTGATGTATCTATTAAATCGTAGACTTGTGCTGTATCTATTTTAACTCCTATTGGATATACATAATTATTTTGTCTAGATAATCCTAATGAAGGATCATATATTATAGCTGGTCGTGTAATAGGACTAACTAATACATCTGGAAATTTATGATGTCTAATTGGTTGATCAGCTAAGTCTCCCCAAAGATCTGCATTACATGGATACGTTTCTGTTGATTCCCAATATGCAAAGTATCCATATCTATGTGGAACAGCATTACCAATAGGCTGACCAGTACCTGGACCAAGATCTGTAGCTGTATTATATATTTTCCAATAAGGACTGTAGTCTGTGTCTGGTTCTGGTTCACCAATAAAATCTGGATTACTAGTATAAATATTTGGAAGAAGTGTGTCGTCAGAAGTTAATGTTCTACCAGGAATATGAAAACCATCTGTTTGTTTTCCATTCTTTAATAAGAATACAATTTCAAATGCATACACTTCATCACGAAGATATCCTCTAAGGTTTGTAGCATTTAATTCATTTGCATAGTTTTCATTTGGAGGAATTTCATATGTTTCCCACAACAGATCTATTTGCGTAGCTATAGATTGATAATTAATTCTATCTATAGATGTAAGTCCATCCCATACAAGAACATCCTGCACAGCTGTTAAATCTTCTGCTACATCATAATATGGAAACTTCTCAAATATATCATTCATTGATAAACGAATGTTATCATTTATCTGTCCTGTGTAAGTTATATTTATAGATGTGTTATCTATAAAATATGTTCCAATTAATTCTACAGATGTAATTGCATTAACTGTTTTAATTACAGCTAGATTGAAATATTGAAACTGTCCAGAAGAATCTAAGTTACTTACATCAACAACAATAGACTTTCCTACAACATAGTTAAAGTTAACTGTTGCAATCTGTGGATCAGCAATTGGTGTAGGATTGGTAATAGAGTAATAAGAAGTGAAAGGATTACCTACAGCATCAGAATACTGTGCTGCAAACTGATATGTACCAGCAAGAAGAGAACCTCCTGTAGTAATGTCTACAATAGAAAGACTTGGAATGTTAAAATTAGGTTGTAGTTTTAATTGATTACAATCTAATTCATCTGTATATTTAGGATCACAAAGAAGGGATCCACTTTTTAATATATATGGAATATCATTTAAATCTAAATATCTTCTAGGATTGAATCCATCTGTCCAATATATCTCTGTTGTACAATTAGTAATCTTATGTACTGCTTTGTGTATAGGATGATCTACATTGAAGTTAAGACATAGAGCACTAACTAATGTATGATAGACGCAATCATTGTTATCCATATATCCTATCTCACTAGCTCCTGTGTTAGGATTGGTGATGAAGAATATATGTTTACTTTGTTCATTAATAAAATGTGTTCCTATTAATACGTATTCTTTAGGAAATGTAACACATAGTTCATTTCCTTGTTCATTCTGATAGTTGACAGAAGAAGCATCAAAGTTTTCTAAAGCAGCATTTAAGGCATACGTAAGTGTGCCCTGTTTAATCTGATTTAATGTGCTATCTAGGTTTAACCCTATGTTAGCACTGTTAAGTTCTTGTTTTATATTTCCTTGTGATTGTTCTTCAGCCATAATGATATTTTAATTAGTTACGTCTTCTACCATATCTACTAGTAGGAAGTTCGTACATATTAAATCTATTTAAGTCATTTTTGATTCTTCGTTGTTTCTCCCAACCAGTTTGTTTCTTAACTTCTATCATTGCCATAATGAAAGATTCTTCATAGGCTTGTTTATGATACATTAGTTTTTGTTGTAACTGATTAAATGTTTCATCAACAGTTTGGTTTGTAAGAGTTTCAAACACTTTAAACTTAAGGAATGCTTCTACATATTCTCTTATACGATAGTTGTCAGGAATCAATTGGTTCCCTATCTCATCATACTCTGTAGCATAGAATATTAAATGTACAACACCATTTCTAAAATTAGTTACAAACTTATTATCTCTAATATCAAATGAATCAATACTAGCAGAACCAGGAGTGAAATTGTTTACAGGAATAGGTTGTGCATTGAAGTCCCAATTGTTTGTGTATTCCACACCACAATTCTTTCTTGCAGATATGTTTCCAGGCTTAAGTAAGTAGTTATGAGTAAATCCTCTAGCTACACTATTGTTTGTCTTGTAAACAGCTTGTATCAATACAGGCATACATGCAGGACATCCTGTTGTGCATTCAAGATTTGTACAAGCAGCACCACCAGAAGTTACAGGAGAAACTTGTATTGTTGTTTCAGAAGCTGCTTGTGAATAGAATGAGTTTGCTGATTGGTATGGATAGTTTGCTACTTCTGTAGTCATCCAAGCTTCTCTAACAGCATAAAAGTTATCAGGAAGTCTAGCTTCAAAGTCTTGTACAAAAAGAATCTCATCAGTGATTACATAAGTTGTTCTTCCTAACTTCTTTAGAGCTTTATCTAAATAGGTAGGAAATAAAAGATCATCTACAGCACCAGTATCAAAATAGCTTTTCAGCTCTTCTTTAACAGTTGAGTAAACAGGTTCTGGACTTACGAAATCATATTTATAGTAGTATGACATAGTTCATTATTTTTTCCATTCGTTGTAAATGTGTTGATACTTGTCGTTGGTCTTTAAGTAATGTGATAGAAGTCTTGAGGTGAGTCTTGAAGGTTTGAAATACCAAAGGTCAGAATTCTTAAAACGTGCAGATTGTTTAAACCACATCCAACCAAAGAAATATCCTTCTGTGTGATAATTGAAATTGTAGATAACCTTTCCTTTCTCTTTAGTCTTTTGCCAGTCAATAGGTAAGTTAATAAACTCTTTCCCATCTATGCCTTTCATCTTTCTTCTTTTCTTCTTGTTGATAGAGAACTCTCCAAAGCCATAAGGTAGTCTTGCTTTTTCACCAGTCTCTAATATGTATTCTTTGAAGAATTCATTATATGTATATATAATGTTTCTCCATTCATCGTATGTAAGTTTAATAGATGGATGACTCTTACAAAATAAATTGTAATTATCTTTACTAGAAGATCTCCAGTCCACTTTAACTCTACTCATTAATTAGTTGATTTTGAATTTGGAGCTTGTCCATCTATTCCTTCTTGAGTTATATCTGTTTTAATTTGGAAGTAAGTAGATAGAAGTTTCTTAGATGTTAACTCAAGGACTTGTTGTTCTAAATATCCAGGAAGAGGAAACTCTTTATCTAAAGGATTCATACATAATTGTTCATTTGTATAATCAGGAGTTCCGCATCCACATTCTGGATACATGATTTCATTATCTACATCTTCTTCAAAGAAAGCTACAAATCTAACTGCTTTAAGAAGTGGGTTACTTACATATAAATATCCATTAGATATCCAGAAGTATTCTTCTTTTTTAATTACAGGAAGTTTCAATAGATTGATGTATCTATTAACTGTAATTTCTTTTAGTTTTCTTCCACTTCCACTCATTGCATTAATAGAATAAACTCCCTGTATAACATACTGATAGTTTCCTTCAGATATGCGTGGAAGTTTAAATCTAGTTCTTGCAACAGAACAAGGATCCACATACTCAGAACATTCAGAAATAGGAACTTCAATCATTTCCAAACAAGGAATTGTTGTAAACAATGTATCTGTAGCCCATAGCTTTCTAAGATTTGTTTCTCTCTTGATTAATAGTAAAGAGTTGTTTCTTATCTCAGAAGCAATTGCTCTATCTGTTATCAATGAGTCTGTAGAAAGTATCTTGTGGACACTTCTAACATCTGATACTAATTTCCGTAATGTTGCCATAATTATATTCGAGTTTCAAACTCTGCTATTTTTCCTAGTTCTCTATCATAAACTAGAGCAAGAGCTGCACGTACTGAGTGTACGAAGTTATTATCTAAGTGCCATCTATCTGTACCAGACAAGCTAGGCATTTGTTGTATTCTCACTCCTTTTAATTCTTTTGCCATGTAGTGATGTTTATCACCTGTATGTATCTCTCTGTAATTAGCATTACCAAATGCTTGACTAAAATCTTTGTGTGTAGCAAACAATAAAGGAAGATCATCTAGTTTGCAATTACCATGGTGCCATCCTATGAATGTATTACCAACAACATGTCCTTTTATTATGCTATGTGCTCTATCAAAATCTACATCAAAGTAGTCTTTGAAATACACATCTAGTGCATGTGCTAAGTAGAATGATTTAGTTCTGTCATGATTACCTTGTACAAGTACTACCTTCACATCATTTGCATTCTGTCTCAACATATTGATTGTATCTACAAGAACTGCAAAGCCTAATTCATATTCATCTGCATAATCTATTATAGTGTCCTGTGGGGTACCATTTGTAGTTTGGTGTTGATAGTTATCAGTGTGGAAGAAATCATTCGATATAGGAAGGATAACAGTGTCTATATTGTAATTAGCTCTCACCTTATGTATCAAAGATTGTGCTACATTGAAATATCTTAGTGCTCTACTTGCAGGATCATTATCTCCATCTACATGTTTCTTAGCTAAATGAAAATCAGAAATAGATATTTCTACGTCTACATGCTCTTTAATAAGAACGTGTTCTGGTTTAATAACATCTATATTGTTTGGTTTGTAGTTTTCTAAAAACTTAGCAAAGTCTTCAGGGGAGTAATCTTGGGCTTGTTTTCTTTTACTAAAGATAGAAGATGTAAACTTCCCACTTGGTAACATCTTAGACCAGTAGTTGGTAATGATGTATTTATCTAAATTTATTTTGTGTAATGCTGCTAGTTCAATATCATCCTTTGGATCAAAGTCACTAGTGATAGTGCTTTCTATTGTACCCTTCTCAACATTTACCTTACGTGATTCTTCTATATAATTCTTAATTACTTCTATATGTGGTTCGTCTTTCTCTCTAAGTTCCTTTAGAAGTTCGTTCACTTCATGTTCACTTATTCCTAATCTTTCTGCATAGAACTTTTTACTTTTCTTCATGCTTAATAACTCCTCTAACCTGAATAATAAATCTTGATTCTCAGTCATATTTAGTTTAGTTTACTTAAAATTAGGGTAAAGATAAAAATAGTTTTCTTACTATGCAAATAAATTTAATCAAATAGGTTATTCTTTATAATCAAAATAGTTATAAAACAAAAACTCCCCAAGAATATCTTGAGGAGAAAATCTAAGAAAACCAACAAACTCAGATTTTTTTTATATTATGTATTGATACTTCAACAACTACTCACTAGCTACTGATACTTGATTAGTTAATATGTTAACTGTTATTGTTACATTTCCAACACCAACCTGTCCAGTCATAATAAAACTTGCACCATTAACTAAAACTTCTTCTTGATTTAAAGCTTGTGAATTATTATTGCTCTTAAACACTTGTAACCATCCAAAATTTCCTGAGTGAGGATTGTGTATACCAGCAGGAGTATAATTATTTGATACTAACTTAAATTTAACTACTCCTCTATTAATATTAGAAGAACCTCCCCAATTTGATTCAGTTGCTAAACTTGTAGCTATAGCATTTGATATTTTAAAATAAGTTGTTCTATCAGCAGAGGATGGCTCAGTATTAACAGCGTAAACATTATAAAATGTTAATGGATTTCCAGCATCATAAATTTTAACTGGTCTACCAGCTGCTCCTGGATCTAATCCCATTCCAGCCGCAACATTTACCCAAGATGGGTCTACTGCAGTTCCATAAGCAAGATCTGCTGCTTGTGAAATTCTATTATCAAATAAATTGTAAGCAGACACACCAGGATTAAAAGGAACAGGGTTAACACCATTGTTGTTTAAATTTGCTTTACCTAAGTCTGACCATTGCCACTGACCACTATTTACATCTGCATATATTCCTGCAACTAAATTAAATTGTGCTCTATTACAAACATGGCCACCATTTATTGCAGATGTAGATATTGTAATACCATTACCTGTTGTTTCAGGAGACTGTGCCACTCCTGAAGGAGCTACAGCAGCTCTATAATTAACTTTAAACTCCATGCTAGCCAATGTAGAATATACTGAATTAACGGTAACTAACTGTTGGGTCACTAGGATTCCATCGGATACTTGTAAGGTTATAGAATAATCTGCACCAGAAGGAACAGGTCCTGTAAGCGTGAATTGATTAGTACCAGGAGTTTGAACAAGTGTCCATCCTGAAGGCAAATTAGGCATCAACACTGTTGGTACAAAAGTTACAACTAATGGAAGAAGTGGATTATCTGGATCAGACACTGTGCCTGTGTATGTATAGGTTCCTCCAGGTAATCCATCATACAATGGTGCAAGTTGATCAAATATAGGAGAATCGTTAACTGCTAACACTAGTCCTGTCACTGTAGCTACATTACTATAATATAAATCTTGAAATAATTGAAAATTAAATGAATCAACATTTCCAAAATAATGTTCTGCAGGATCAAATAATACCGTTGTTCCAGAACTAACTAATGTATATGGCACAGTTGTTATTTTTAAACCTGTACCTGGATCATATATATCTCCTTGTAAAGTGTTAGGCAAAGATGTTATTATATAATCTGGATTAGGATTCCCTGCTTCTCCTAATAATTGTATAGTGAAATTAGTATCTTCATTTGTAATAAAAGTAACTGATGTAGCATTAAGTACAGTTTCAAGATATCCAGCTAATATACAATCTGGCAATGCTAGTGTTATATATGTAGAATTGATACAAACTCCTGTAGATACAACTTTGACAACTTGTGTACCATCTGGTGCAGTTGTTGAATATCCTGCTTCTAATGAATATTTAAATACATCTGTGTCAAATGGAATTGTATATCCATCTGAGTCAGAGTAAAGATTGAATGGACCTGAATCAGATCCAGCGGTTGTTAATGTTAAAAATATTATCATTTGGTTTTATTTTTTATTAATCTTGTATTAATCTTACTGAGTAACCGTAACCTTGAGGATAACTGATGCGGTATGCTACACCAGAGGTGTGAGACAGGAAGCGGAAAAAGGAGCTTGAACCAATATTGTCTTCTGTAGAACTCCACCACATACCAAGCTCATTAATACCTACAAAGTCTAATGCTCCAACATCCTCACGATATCCACCTGGAAGACCTGTAAAACCACTACTATTAGTAGCGTTTGTATTAGGACTACTCCAATGTGAAAATCCTGTTTCCTTCATTGGTCCTCCCGCAATAGCTTCACCACCTAAACAAGTATTGGTTAAAGTTGTCCATTCGGCATCTGAAGGTACGTGATAACCTGCAGGAGCTAAACTCCTTGGTATTCCACTACCGTCAATTCCTGCAACAGCATACCAATTGTACAATTTACCATATATAGGACCATTTGCTGTATTGTTTTCATAATAGCACCAAGCACCTGTTGTCAAGTCACCCCACTCCTCTGCGTCAGTTACTTCAGGTATAACCGTACCATCTCTGTATGTGGTTACATCAAGGTTTATAGTAGTCCATATTTGATCACAAATAAGTATAGTAGGTATTACTGTAGTGGTAGTAGTTGTTGTTGAACTACTAGTGCTAGTTGTACTTGTAGATGTTGATGTTGATGTCGAGGTTGATGTACTACTACTACTTGATGATGTTGTAGTAGTTGTAGGCACAGGACAATCATTATATTCTGAAGTTAATTGTCCAGGAATTACAACTGCATTTGTTTGTCCAGCAACTATTGAATACTCATCAGAATTATTAAACACCACTTCTACATTGTATACTAAAGAAGTTAGCACGTTATCTTCAACTGCAGGAAGTGTGTCTGTATCCCATTCTGCTTTAGATGTAGTAAATGTCATAGGAATAGAACAAGTAAATGTTCCAACACCAGCAACTATATATCCAATAATTGTTCCTGTAGAAAGTCCAGTTGCTATAGTTCTTCCAGCTAATATTGCTGTAAAATCAATATACCCTTGAGTAGACATTTTTATGTTTCCTTCATTTGATGCTGTCCAGTTTACGCAATAAGTAGCTGCTATTGTAGTGGTAGTTGTTGTAGTAGGAACAACTATAGATAAATCTGCATAATTAGTACATAAAGGATTATCAGATATCACTCTAACTATTGTTGTCCCATCAGGAATTAGAGTGGATATATAGCCATCTAATAAATCTTGTTTAGGTACATCAGATTCAAATGCTGTAAAATAATTATCAGTATCTGAATACAAATTAAATGGTCCAGAATTAAGACCTGCGCTTGTTAATGTTATAAGTAAATTCATTTGGTTTTATATTATATTAAACAACAGGTGTTGTTGTATCATTATTATTTAATATACCTATCTTTGTTACTAAGTTATATGTTAATGTTGCAGCTCTTTGACCTCTAGTCCGATCAGTACTTGTAATTACAATACCAACAGAATCTATACTACCTGTATTAGTTGCTGTTGGATTTGTCCAACAAAAACCATCACATCCATCTTGTACAGGTGTCCCACCCTTCCACAATGTAGCAGCTACATTTACAGGATTTATTCCTATTTCATCAGGTACAAACCACAAACATCTAGCATCTACAGTAAAACTAGTTGCTGATGGATAATCTATTTTAAATTCGTTAATGTCTATTAAAATAGATTCAAACCCAGTTCCAAGATTATCACCACCAAAAGCTAATATAGGAGATGCAGAAAGTGGTGGCCATTGAAAAACAGTATCTGGATCAAGGTATCCTAAATAATCAACTGGACTATTTTGTCCTATATTAGGAATAGCCATTCTAGTTTTTGTATCAAGATCTCGACCATCTGTAAATTCATACGTTAACATTATATAATCTGCATCAAAATAGAATGTACTTTCTCCTAATGTAAATGTTGTAGTATCATTACATAGATTTGAATCTATTATTTCAACAGTGTAAGATGTTAATGCCGATAGTCCATTAATAACTAATGGAGAAATTGCAGCTCCTTGCGCTACAGAATTTAATGTATATGTAAATGGTGCAGTTCCTCCTTGAAATACTATTGTTGCTGTTCCATTATTTCCTGCTTGATTGTCAGGATCTGTAGTTAATGTAGAAAGTATACTAAGAGTACATGGTGTAGCAGTAGTAGTACTAGTAGTAGTGCTTGTTGATGTAGATGTTGATGTAGATGTTGATGTACTAGTGCTAGTAGAAGTACTGGTACTTGTTGATGTAGAAGTGCTTGTACTAGTACTGGTACTAGTGCTGGTACTAGTGCTTGTACTGGTAGAAGTGCTAGATGTAGTGGTAGTGGTTGGTGGTGGTGGTGGAACATTTAATAATGTAAAATTATTACATAAACTATTAACAGATTGAACTTTGATTATGGTTGTACCATCAGGAACTATATCAGATGGATAACCATCAGTTAGTTGTTGTTTGGTTACGTTTAATACAAATGCATACGCATATCCATTAACATCTGAATAGAGATTAAATGGTCCTGTGTCTGCACCTGCTGTTGTTAATGTTATTAATACTGTCATTTTATTTTATTTGATTTATTATCCTAATATTACATTTCCACCACTAGTCCATGCTGCGTTGTATGCACTTCCTTGAAGTTCTATTACTGTAGTGTTTACTACTGTAACTGTCCATGTTCCATTTGCATTTGTTGTTCCATTAACTCCATATATATAAACTGAATTTCCTGTTGTAAATCCATGAGCAGCAGTTGTTGTCACTCTAATTAGTCCTCCGTTATTTGATGTACCAGAAACTGTTAATAAACCATCTGCTATTGTCCAATTATTCGGACTTGTTAATAATGTATCTTTCCCTGGTTTACCAACTTGTGAATACTTAGCAGATCCAAAACTTATTGATATATTTGGTTTAACACTTGGTAATGCACTCCATCCATTATATATAGCATCTAGGTTAGTTGATGAGAATGTAGCTGGTGTTTTTCCTGCCATAAAATTAGCAAAGCTAGTAACATTACTTATATTCCATGAACCTATGTCTTGGTTAAAGTCCATAGAACTAGCATTGGTGAATAGGTTAGAAAACATAGAAGACATATTAGTTACTTTACTCACATCCCAAGAACCAATAGGCTGGTTGAAGGCTTTAGCACCAGTAAACATACTAGACATATTAGTAACATTACTCACATCCCAAGAACCTATAGGTTGGTTGAATGTGCTAACTGGTGCCGAGTCATTATAAAACATATTAGACATATTAGTCACCTTAGGTACATTCCACATACTTATGTCTTGATTAAAATAACCATTTCGCTGAAACATAGAAGCCATATTTATTGTTGTTACTGAAGAATCTCCACCAATATTCAACAAGTTTAATGGTTGGTTGTATCTGCTCGTATTAAACATGCTTGCGAAACTATTAACTTTGGGCACATTCCAACCACTTATTGCCTGATTAAATGCATTATTATATGTAAACATACTAGCCATAGTAGTAACATTGCTAACATTCCAGTTACTAATGTCTTGGTTAAAAGTAGTAAAACCAACATTAAAAAAGCCAGCAAACATATTACTCATATCAGTCACATTACTCACATTCCAATTTCCAATAGGTTGATTGAATAAGAAAGCTTGATAAAACATCTTACTCATAGTGGTAACATTACTTAAACTAGAAACATCTGGTGTAATTCTTTCCCATCCAGCAAGAGGTTGATTAAATGCTCTAGCATTTTCAAACATACTTACCATATTTGTCACCTTACTTACATTCCAAGAGTCAATAAGTCGATTAAAAGCAGAAGCACCATTAAACATATCAAACATACTAACTGATGTTGCAGCGGTATTTATGTTCCATCCATTTATACCAATTCTAAAAGTTATTGGATTCTCTTGATTATTGTCTCCATTATTAAAGGCAGTAGCACCAGCAAACATTTTTACAAATGCTGTTACTTTAGATACGTTCCACTTACTAATATCTTGATTGAAATTAGGGGCAACCCAAAACATAGCAGTCATATCAACTGATGTTGCTAAAGTATTTATATCCCAATCTCCAATATTTTTATTAAAATCTCTAGCCCCTTGGAACATTTGATAAAATGATGTCACCTTATTTACATTCCATAGATTAATATCTTGATTAAATGCTAAGCTATATTGGAACATGTTACCCATATTAGTAATATTGCCCATTGTAGATACATTCCCTACTGTACTTCTTTCCCAATTCCCAATAGGTTGATTAAAGGCAGAAGCAAAAGAAAACATACCACTAGTACTAGTCGCCTTACTTACATTCCAACTACTAATATCTCTGTTGAAAACAGATGCACTAGCAAACATACTAGTTAAAGTAACTGATGTTACACTTCCTCCTATATTCCAATTATTTATAGGAGCTGTATCATCACCATTTCTAAACTTAGATGCTCCATTAAACATACTTGCAAATGTTGTCACCTTACTAACATCCCATGGTGTTGTCCCTGTTCCTAAGTTAGAATTAAATGCAGGAGCATAAGAAAATATACCTTCCATACTAATTGTACCTGTTACATTACCACCTATATTCCAAGGTAATTGATTTCCTACTCCATCTCCAGATGCAAATCCATTATTAAATGCATTACAATAAGTAAACATTTGATTAAATGTTGTAACTTTAGATACATTAAATGATGATACATTAGAGTTAAATGCAGGAGCACTTACAAACATTCTACTCATATTAGTACAAGAAGATGTATCCCAATTTAATTGGTTTCCTGTTCCAACACCAGCAGCAAATCCATTATTGAATACTGTAGCTCCTTGAAACATGTCTGCCATTATATTCACTTTAGATGTATTCCAATCACCTATGTATCTATTGAATTTTCTACAATTAATAAATGGATAGTTTAATGACACTGATGATGTTGTATTTAATATCCAATTATTTAATGGTGTGCTGTTATCTCCATTGTTAAATTCCAAACAATTATAAAACATTCCTTCAAAAGTAGTAACACTAGATAAATTCCAACCACCTATACATTGATTAAAATTACCTGAATTGCTAAACATTCCAAGTAGGTTAGTAACACTACTCATATTCCATTCATTCATTCTACCAACAGTAGTTAAGTTAGAACAAGTATTAAATGCATTTGATAAGTTAGTTACTCCAATTAAATCAGGAATATCAGTTATTCCAGACATGGTTACATTAGAACAACCAAAAAAAGAAGATGACCCCATTTTTAATTTGCCCCAACTAGATATAGACTTTATTTTTAATCTATCATTAGTAACCTGATTTGGACTTCCAAATCCAAAACTGAAGTCATCTCCAAATACCCTTACTGGATACTCTCCTGGTGTTGTATACGTGTGTATTCTATTTGGAATAATATTAGTGCTGTTTGCAGTGCTATACTGACCATCTCCCCAGTCTATCCATACTGATTTTCCAGAGGCAAGAGTTATTGGTAGCTGTATTTGATTAAGTGCTGACGAACTCTGTTTTACACTTAGCGATACAGTTCCAACAAAGTCATTTGATGGAGTAATTGATAACTTAATTGCTGCATTTATTGGAGTTAGGATTGTTGTAGTGGTAGCAGTTAATGAAGCACTGGACACTCCTCCAAAGTTTATTATAACTGAACCTGTTGATCCTGCTGAAAGTGTGCATACGATTTGATAACTCTGTCCTGCAGTAGGTGTTAAATTATTAACTAGTAACACAGCTGTATTTCCTGCAGTGTGAGTGTATCCACCTGTCAACAGATTAGTTCCACTCCACCCTGATGGCAGTGGTGTTGTTGCTGCTGTATTAGCTAGTTCTGTTGTACTAACTGTAACAGCAGTATCTGTCTTCCAGACAGATTGAAAGGGAGCTGCTTTTTTTGTTCCGTATATTTGGAATGCTAAGTTATTCATAATTATAGGTTTCCTGTTGCTATGAATGTGTTTGCAGCTATCATTCTCTTTAATGTAAAACTTAGTTGTGGTGCCAATAAAGTACCAGTAGCATTATTTAATACATTTGATCCAGCAGATACAGTTAGTGTTACACCAGCTAATGTTACAAATGTACATTCAAACCCAGCAGCAAGTCCTGTTGGTATTGTTAGTGTTGTAGATGCTGTGAATATAACTATTCCTCCACTATCTGTATCTGTTAGTGTATATGGTACTGCTGTTTCAACTACGAGTCTGTTATCTACTTGTCCTTTATTTACAGCCTCATTACTATTAATTGCAGTTGGTACAATCACCTTTCCAGCAGTTACTTCTATTGCTCTAAAATCATAAGCAGAGGTTAGTGTTGGATTTATATAAAGACCTCTTATTATTCCATTTGCTGTTCCAGTTTGGTTAATAGTAGGTTCTATATTTATTATTCTTGATGATACACTTCCAGAAATTGCAGCGTATGTTCCACTAGTATTTATACATCTTGTTGTACCACTTACATAATTTGGATTACCTCCAAGTGGATATACAGGTGTAAAATTATAGTGTCCTAGTGCACTAGTTCCATCACCATAAACTACAAATTCTAAACCTTGAGTGGCTCTATAATACATTCCTGATGCCCCATCATTAAATCTGAAACCTTGAGCATCTGCAGACCATACTTTTCCAGTTGTATAAATATTACCTACTATATTTAATTTTCCTATAAGTGATGGATTTGGGGCTGTAGTTGCTCCAATTATTATATTTCCAGTGTTATTATTGTAAATATCATTCCCTGTCTTAGTCCAGTAGTTAGTAGTACTTAAATACTCCTTAGTCACCACAGCTTTACCAGTGGTGTCTCCATCTATTAAAGCATTTGTTTGACCAGGAACTGTTGTTAATCCTGTCTCTGTTGTTCTAAACCTAATGTTACCTTGACCATCTCCTATTATAACATTATTTGCCATTGCATTTGGAAATGCCCCATCCCAGCATCCTATAATCGTATTAAAAGATCCTGTGGTTACACCAGATTTTTGTTTAGGGTTTAACACAATATTAAAACTACCTGAAGTTATAGAGGCATTAGTTATGTTTTCAATTAATAAATTGTTGCCTCCTGTGCTTATATCTCTACCAGCTTGCATTCCTACAAGTATATTCCAATTACCTGAAGAAGTTGATAATCCTCCTGCTAACATACCAATTGCAGTATTATAAGAACCTGTATTTAAATTTAATGCAAAAGAACCCACTGCAGTATTCCTTTGTCCAGATACATTAGAAAGAAGGCTATTCTCACCTACTGCTAGATTGTATGAGCCAGTAGTTAGACCCATTAAAGCTCCACCTCCAATTCCTGTATTATATGACCCTGTTGTACAAAGTCTTAATGCCCAATCTCCAAATGCACTACTTGAATTACCAGTAGTTAATGATTTTAATGCTTCATCACCAAATGCAGTGTTATAATATCCTTCATCTCCTGTAGTATGAATAACTGATTGTAAAGCCTGATAACCTACTGCGGTATTTTCAGAAGCAGGGTCAGAAATATTCCCTCTACCAACTCTTACACCATTAATTGTTTTATCAACTCCTCCAAGTTCTTGTAAGGAAGTATTATTTACTACACCAGTTTCTGTAGCTGAAACAACTCCTATTGTAGGTATATTAAGTGTATTAGTAAGATCATCTAATGTAGCAGCTCCAGTACCTGTTGTTGTAAGGGTTATCTTCTCCTGTGTCTCTAATGGGTTTATAGATATTACATTAGGAGTTAGCTCTTGTAATCCATAACCAGCTGTTACAGCTTGAGCAGCATTAAATTGAACATAGTTAATTGGTGTTATTCCAATATCTATTGTTCCTGGTGTGTTACATATAAATCCAAATCCTCCGTTAGTATCTCCTGATAATACAAGAACGTAATCTCCATACTGTATTTCACCTACAGGAGAATTGTCAGCATCTGTTGATCTTGTTAACTGATATATTGTTGTCCCATCTCCTACTGTAGTTAAATCATATATACCATTCTCAATAGCATTTATTTGTTGCCAAACTAATATTCTTTGTAAGTATGCAGGAGTTTCTCCATCTATCATTAATACACCAACAGATGTTCCTGTTAACGTTGCCCCTAGACCATCTACACCGTTATTATATGTGGCAACTAATGATACATCTGTGGCCACTGTTACAGGAGCATGGAAGTTAATCCCTGCTGCTATATTATCCACGTACTGCTTTGTTGCAGCACCTAATGCAGTTGATGGATCTTCATTTAGTATTAAATCTCCAAGCATTGTATCACCAGCTTTATTAACTGGTGTATATCCTAAAGGTGCTGGTATATCATCTAATGTAGCTAGTGTATAAGTTCCTTCAGGTTTTTTAGGTATAAAATAATTATTAGTATATCCCCAATTTGATTTATCATCAGTAGTTAAATTAGCATTAAAATGTAATGTATCAGAACCTATATCACTATTATAGAATCTAATTCCAGTATTTAACATAGATGTACTACTTAAAGAATTATTTAATTCATTACCAACGACAAAATGACCCCCATAATTAATCCCTGAAAGATTATTAGTATCCGAAGGGTCAATAAATAACATTGAATTACCTATGTTGTCAGTATTGCCAACAGTTAATACTTCTTGTAATCCAGGTGTTGTAGGTGAAGGTAAATCTCCTATAGGTAACACTGTACCATCATCCAATAAAATATTAGTACCATCTCCACCAATCTTTACAAATGAATCTGCAATTATTGGTAGAGTGGTATAATTACCCACCTCTGTTACTTTCTGTAATGTAGGAACAGCATAGATAGCATCTAGCTTCTCTATAACTTCTGTTAATACATTATAAGTATTGATTCCTGAGTTTGGAAGATTGGGACCAGCGTAGTAAACATCATCTGTAGAGATACAAGGATCACTACAGTTGCAAGCTTTTCTTTGTGGAGTAGGTGGGTAAGACATATATTATTATGCTGGGATATAGATAAGATAATAAACTGCAAGTCCTGGTTGAATATTAGAATGTTTCTCACCCTGGCCTTGTGGTAATATTGTTAATGTTGTTGTTGCACTAATTGTAACATCACTTGTTGTTTTTGTTCCACCCGCAGTACTTTGACTTGTACCTTGAACATTATTACCAACAGAACCAGTAGAAACATTTTGTGTAGCAAAAGTATGACTGTGGCTCGATGGAGAAATAATTGTAGTTGCTGTAGAACCAGCATGATTATGTGCTGGTATTTGTGCTAATGTTAATGTAGTAAAGTTACTTCCTTGTATTCCTGTAGCTGGATCTTTGTATCCATATGCAGGATTATCATTAACACCTGGTTGTGTTTGTCCACTGGTAGGCCATGCTGCTGTTGCCATATCTGTAGCACCTACAGCAACTCTTCCTCTCAAATCTGGAACACCTGGATTTCCTCCATTACATAGATATACATTTTCCCAATATCCATATCCTGCACCTGTACTACCAAATCCATCTGATATAGTTGGATATCCAGATGCTGGTCCATAATAAGAAATTACACTATAAGGAAGCATTTTGCTTTGAGCTTTAATTGCTACACTAGTACCACTTGTACAATCTTCAATCAATGTACAGATTTCTGATTTTAATACATATGATGGCAGTTGACCAATTACAAATGCTAAACTAGCATCAACACTACAAAGTTTTGTTATTGTAGCTTGCACAATGGCATGTGTATCAGAAGATGCTGTAACACCTGTTAAACATCCAATTGTATAATCAGCGTTTAATACAGCAAGTGTAGCAGCAATAACATCAACTTGTTCTTGTATATTACAAGCAGCTTCTATAAGAGCTTTTGATATATCTGCAATAGATAGTTCTCCACAATTAGGAAGATATTGTTGTACCGCTGTACATACATCTATACTACTAAGGTCTATTTTTATTCCAGATCCATCTAATGCAGAAACAAGAAATGTGGTTAGAGATTGTTCAATCACTGATAAAGGATCACCAGTTTGAATACCTAATGTAGGAACATCTATTCCTGTATATCTGACACACTGATCTGAAACAGTTTCGGTGCATCCATTAAAACAATTTTGACAATTAGACATATTATATTTATTTTATATTGTTGTTGTGGTGGTGGTGGTTAGTGGTTGACAAGTAGTAGATGTTGATGTTGTAGATGTTGTAGGAATTGGTGTAAAGATAGGTTTGATATAACAACCTGATGTTAGTCTTATCACCTTACTTACAATCTTATCCATACAGAAATCACTTAAGTAATCAGGATTACATTGTTTGTATGTAAGGATTCTTTTATACGCCAAAAGTTGAATCATTGCTCCAGCAGAGACAACTTGATTCAACATGAATACAACATTGTTGTATAGACCATTAGCATATTCTGCTAACTTACAATCTATCTTTTTTAATAAATTAGGAATGTCTGCACATTCAGGACAATTAGTTAGTCTTGGTGTTAACATATTATTTATTTATTTTACCTGCGCATGTAGCACATAGTCCATTTTTTAATTGACATCCACATCCTACATTAGCTCCACATGAATTACATTGTGCCATGATTAATTGAAATTAATTTGATAGTTGTTACCTGAACAACCACAGTTAGATCTTAAAAAACTATTTAACATATTATCTGCTTGATTGTATAATCTAGTTGCCTCATATTCAGCACAGTTATTACCTGCAGCTATTGCTCCTTGTATAAAGAAGTTGATCGTGTTTAATGTAACACTAGATTGTGTTTTAATTGCACCATCGCATTCCATTAAATCTAATTGAAGAAAAGCTCTATCAAACTTTTCTTGTATTCTTTCTGTACGCATTATTGTTCTTTCTACAAAGTTCAAATATGCAGGTGCTACAGAGTATCTTAATCTGTATATTCCATCAGGTAGAGGTTGATCAATACCCACTTCAGTAATACCAAGATTACCAGAGTTATATAAATTAAATGAATTTACATCAAATGGTAATAATGGAGCTTCTCCAAATCCAGGAATAGTTATTTTCATACTTGCACTTTCAACATCTGGTGGATCTGTTGGATAGGTTGAAGCGTCCATCACTCCAAGTGTTAATGTACTATATGTAGGTACTACAAGTATGTCTAATTTTAAATCTGCCATGAGTTTGTGTTTGAAGGTTAATAAAAAGGGGAGAGAGCGTTTTTAAACTCATCTCCCCTCAGTATTAGGAATTTATAATTCTACTTGTTATCCTTAAGGAATGTTAGTAGATGAAGTGGTTGTTGTTGAAGGCGCAGCAGTTGATGTAGTAGTGGTTGTAATTACACAATCATTATCATCTGTAACAGCTCCTAAAGCACCTACCAAGATTGCTTCAAATTCATCAGTAAGATCAGAACCTCCTTGAGGAACCGCAAGAATTACTGTAGAATCTTCCATAATATAATCGCCCCATTGGTAAGCAGATTTGTCATACTCATTGAATTTGATATAGAATGAGTTATAAGTAGCACCTGCAGAAACATAAGATTCAAAGTTCTCATTGTAACCATTCATTCTGTAAAGGTGTTTCAAGTAACCAGCTTGGTAGCTATAGAAGTTTTTCTCTAATTGAATAAATTCTGCAGCTTGTCCTGAAGCATAAGAAGAACGTTGAGTGATAACAGCATCAGCAACAATGTTACAAGAATCAGCAACAATAAAGTCAGCAGTTGTAGCTGGACCAGCATATACAAAAGTTCTGAAAGTCATTCTGTCATATTCAAAAGGGAACGCAGCAATATCACATGGTTGTCCATATGCTGTTAAAGGTTTTCCTGTAATACGTAGAATAGTTCCACCTACATTTTCAAATGTGTAGAAGTTGTTCAAGCTAATGTTGTCAGGATTGATACCAGGAGCTTGTGCAGTTAATTTTGCAATCAATTGGTTAATCAATCCATTTGCATCAACATCAGTACATGGATCATCACCACAATCACAACAAGGTGCTTGAATAGTTACTGAACGTGTAAATCCGTTGAAATAAAGAGTTCTAAGGTAAGAACTGTCAGCACGAAGGGTAAGTGTGATTACATCACCACATTGTGCAGTGAAGTTAGTTACATCAGTAATTTGGTTTGCCGCAGTTGGACATCCTGTTACTTTATACCATTCAGTTACGTTAGATGCTTTTCCTGAAATTGTTTGAGCATTACCTGTTAATGCAGTTGTAGCAACACCAATTTTGTCAGATCTTTTAGATCCTTGAAGATAAGTGTTTTGTCTTCCTTGTGCAATGTAGAAGTAAGGAGCACTTTTGATAGTGGTACTAGTTACAGTAGCATAAAGATTGTTAAAGATTCCCACAGTACCTGCAGTCAAGTCTTGTGTTGAGCCAGAGCTAGGGACAGTTGTTTGCCCTACTGGAACCACGAATAACGTGGTTAATGAAAAATCAGCCATTTTGTTTATTTATTAAGTTAAAAATTTACTCGTTTGTTTGTATTCTGAACTGTGCACTTTGTACTGCAGCAGCATTCTCAGTATACATTGCTAGATTCTGAACTGTAAGATCTAGAAGTTCATCTTCTAAGTATGTCTCAAGTTCACAGTCTTGATCAAATGATGGATTACCATCTAACATTATATATCCTGTTTTATTAATATAAAGAGGATATCTCATATACATTATTTGTAGATTCTTAGGGGTAAAGGTACCATCAGTAAAGATTGAGATTTCATCTGATGCTAAGAAGTTAAATGTTTCTTGGTATTCAAATGAAGGTTTGTAATGCTCATTGTTTAATATGAATTGAAGATCACCATGTTTAGCAAGATCTCGGTTAATCCATATCTTTCTATCTTTACATCTTCCTTTATCAGCTAATGCATAACTGTCAACATAAAACATATACTTAGGTTCAAGTAAATGAATATTAGCAGCCCATTGATTTAAATCACGATCTTTTAATGTTAATGTTAAAGGTTGGTGATTATAATTCATTACAAGACTTTGTAAATCTTCGTAACGCTTTTTAAAAGAATCCATTCCTAATCCACTAGCAATACTAATACCATCAATCTTTTGTTTTATCAACTTAATCTGAGCTTCGTTCAAAGCTAAAATCTTATCTTCTAATTGAATCTGTTGGTGCTCATTAGTTGATAGTTTATTTAGTCTTTGATCTACTTTATATAATAAACTATCTACTGGGATCATATGCTTTTATATTTTTAAAACTAGCCTCTTAAACAGAAGCTAGTTTTTTAGTTTTTAATTTACCTTCTAATATCAATAACTCATCTTGGTTATCATCATCAGCTAAGAATCTAACTAAGTCATCTTCATCTTTTGCCACTTCATATTCACCTTCATATATCTTACCATTAGGTTTGATTCTATATACTGAATGTGCTGTTGCTTGTTTAACTAAATCTTTAATATGTAGTAAGTCATCTTTCATTGTAGCAAATCTATTGAACACTTCAACTGGATTTAATCCTGAATATTTACCATTCTTAAATTCTGTTTGTTTCAATACGTTATCTACTTGATTGTAAACAACCTCTTCTTTGGTTTCTTCTGTTACTGGAAGTCCTAAAAGTCTTGCAACTTTCTTTTTCTTCTCAGGAGTCATTGAATCAAATAATACAATTGCTTTGTTGATCAATTGTTTTTTCTTGTATATAACTGCATTCTCAATCTCATCATCTACAACATAGAACTGTGTCTCTGCTGGATACTCACCTCTTTCCCAAGCTTGGTGACTTGATGCAATTGTTGGATGTACTCTCAACCATGAAAAGGCTATCTCTTGAAAAGGAACTGATAGATCAAAGAAGTTATCACCATCCATTAATTTAACAGATTGTACGTGAGTCTGGTCATCTGTAGAAGTTGATAGTCCATAGTTCCAGAAGTTTGAACGAGGTCCTAAATCAATATCACCTAATTCATATTCAAGTTTTTCTTTAAGCTTAGTAACTCTTTCAGTTTCTAATTCTCTTTCTAGAGGATCTGAAATTCTTCTGATGTATGAAGCAGTAGGATCTAATCCTGTTCTGTACTTACCATCTAATTCTTTGTAAGGATACTTGAATACTCCTGTTCCAGGGATTCTTGTCATTCCTTTTTGTGCTAACCCACTGTCCATAGTTTGAAGTTGTGTACTAGTGAACTCTCTCTTTATCGTAGAGATTTTGCCTGTCTTACCCATATGTAGTTAATTTAATTTATTTGGTTTATTTTAGTTGCGGATTCAGGACTCGAACCTGGCCATTGGGTTATGAGCCCGATATGCTACCTATTACACTAAACCGCCTTGCAGAGTGTTCCAATTGAATGGAATGCGACTGTGGACACCACAATCCATCACTCTAATTTGAGAAGCTTCCCCTCTAGGAGGGAGAGGAGGTGAGGGGATTCTTCTCGGAAAAAAGAGACATACGCTGTTCTATAATGGGAAGCTGTACGCCTACTGTTATTATTAGAATTGTGGGATTTCCTCGATCAACACAGTTCTAGACAAATCTTCGATGAATACATCACATCTGTCTTTCATCCAAATTTCATATCCTGGGAATTTGTTAGCTGAACTCATACCTTGAGACTTAGCAAAACCTAAGTGGTGACGAGTACCATCAATATAACCCCAAGTCATAGAAGGAGCACCTTTCATTCTCACTTCTCTAATGTTGTTCACCATACTACCATCACCCATTGGAGAAACATCAAACACCATAAATACAGGCGTAGATTTTTTGTTTTGTCCAAACTCTAGGTTAGTTTGTGGTAAATCTAATTCTTTCAAGTGAATAAGTTCAACTCTACCAGTCTCACGTGTAACCATTGCATCGAATGCAAAGTTGTAAGTGATATGTTGTCCTTCACCTTGCATATATCTGTTTCCAGAATCTGCCATAAATGTAAGACCTGAATTTAATGCATCAGTTTTCAAAGCTTGTTGGAATACATCGAATCCAGCTTCGTTAGTGTACATTTTAACTCGTCTGTCTTTAACATCCACTCTTCTGTAGAAAAGATCACCAAATACTGAACGAATCAAGTTAGCAGAGAATTCACCTCTGTTGTATTGTACTAAGTTACCATTGTTTCTCATTCTGTGGTAAACACCAGCAGATGTACGTTTAACTTCTTGTTTAGAACCGTTAGTTTTAACTGTACCTGGTTTAGCCCAGATCATACGTTTAACTTTCAATTCCAACATAGATTTACGCATCCAGAACTCAATGAACGGTTCCCATTTAACATCATTACGAGTTAAAGGTAATTGGTTACGTCTTTGTGGAGCATATACCAAAATGTCAAGAGGTTTACCTGAAGCATCTCTCATCATTTTATCATCAGCCCATTCTGTGATTTTGTGCTCATATCCATATGCAGAACCTAAAGATTCGAACATTGTGATTTGCTCACCTAATCTTGGAAGACCTAATAAGTCTTGATCAAATTCTCCAATAGCTGCATCAACTAATTCAAGTTCGATACCATATTGTAAGAACAAAGGATTAACGAAATCGATAGTAGGATTGTCAGTCACAAGAGTGAATGAATACAAAAATCCAGCATTCCAAGGCACAGGATCTTTAATTACGTAGAAACGTGGACCATACTGACGTGTACCTACAGAGATGATAGCGTTTTTAGAAAACTCATTAGTATCTAATACTAATTGGAATTCTTGACCATCGATACCTGGTTTGCTCAGAGCTTCTGTAGAAGCAGGGATGTCAATAATTTTTGGGAATTTGTAAGGAACTGCTACTTGCCATTTCCATGCATCACTATTATTATCGATATAATAAGGTGTGCTTTTGTTGATCATGTCAAGAAAGTCATTACTGTACAATGAGCTCTGGGTATAAAGACTGATGATTTTTTTGTCATAGTCCGCAGGCTCAGTAGAGTGAAAACTTTCCAAGTGATTCGAGTCTGTAAGTTTACCTACTGCACGCTTGTCCATAGACGCTACACGAGCATAAGTAAAACCAGTTAACCCAGGGATTGTTTGAACTGCCATTTTATTTGAATTTATTAATTATTAATTTGTTATTGAAACCACGATTTTGTATTAACACTACTTGCTCCTGTACCAGTGCTCTTAGCTTTGGTAACTTGTCTTGCAACTTCTCCAAACAGTTCGTTAGATTTCTTCGTAACACCTGTTCTTTGTATAGCTGATAATGTAGGATCTTTTTCTAACATCTTTAGAATTAGCCCCACCTTAACTTTCATTGCGTGGTTCTCAGGTCTTTTCATATCAAGAATAGCACGATCAAAGTCTGTAAGAGTTTCTCCTGATGGAGTTTTCCACTTATCTACTAATAAGAAGTCTTGTAGTTCTGTTGCTAATTTTGGATTGATAGGAATACCATCAAACTCTTTTGCTTTCACCTTATCATTTAAGATGGATTGCACATTGCTTATATATTGATTTCTGACTTGAGCTTTTTGTTGTAGCTCAGCTGCAGATTTAGCTTCTAATTCTTGTAACTTAGCTGCTTCTTTTTTAACTAACACCTTGTGGTTTTTAGTTGCAACACTTTCTAAGTCACCATAGTTTTTAAGTCTTTCAACTTCTGTTTCTATATCTTCTGGATCAAACCCTTGATTAGTTAGAGCTTGTTTCATTATTCTAACTTGATTGGTCTCATCAGAAAGATCCATCTCAGCAAATCCAACAACAGTGTTATATGTAGTGAAGTAATCTTTTGGATCAACTCCTTTTACAAATATGGCATCAAAAGCTTCTTGATAATCTTCTCCAAATTGTCCTATGAAGTTTTGTACTATTTCACTAGCACCTTTTTTCTTTTCTTCATTAAATCTTTCTAAGAATTCTTCTGCTGTAGAAACTGGTTCTTGTGTATCATCATCAGATGTGAACACTCCTAGTTTATATAGATCATTAGCAAGAGCTGTGAACTGTGTTGTTTCTGGTTCATCTTCAACCTCATCATTATCAACTGTTGCAGATTTTGCAACTTTTGATACTGGAGCTTCTTCCTCTTCATCATCAGGATTATCACTTAAGAAATCAGAGATCATTGATTGACCTTCTAGTTTCTCTTCATCTGTTTTACCATCAACGCTCTTAGGAGGAACAATATCCTTACCTTTTGGAACTTCTGGTTTAGCAGGTGCAGCAGGTGCATCAGCCTCATTGATAATAGGAGTTACATCTTCTGGATTAGATGATGCTGTCTCAGGGGAAAACAAGTCATTTAATAGTTCTTGGTTACCCATTCCCATTTCCATAGTATCTTGGATACTAAAGTTTCCCATAGTTTCTAAATTGTCAGCCATATGTAGTTGTATTTGTGTTTGGTTTATTTAATGTAAATGTATAATAAGAGTTTTGAATATCAAAGCATTATCAGTTGATATGATTCAATTTTGTTGATAATATAGCATTAATATTTTTTACTCCCCCGAAGAGGAGAACTTTTTTAACCTTTTTTGTTATTTCTGCCCTTAGCATTTTCTTTAGCAATAGCTAAATCGTTTGCCATGTTCTCTCTTGCAACAGCAATCTTATCTTTTTCAACTGCCATCTTATCGTTGAACTGTTTGTTTTTAGATTGAACATCAGCCATTTTTAATCCATATTCTTTAGTAGCTTTATCTTGATCGTAAGCAAGTCTACTAACTTCCATTACATCAGGAATAGCATTAGCATTAACATCTTCAGCTTCAACATTACCAAATCCTGTAGCTTGTATGATGGCAATTTCTTTTTTAGATAGTCTATCAAGTTCTTTTTGATAATCATCATGAGCCATTTGTGCTTCAGCTTGTTGAGCAGCTTGTTGAATTTGTGCTTGAGATTGTTCTTGTTGTTGTTGCAATTGTTGTTGTTGCAACTGATTAGCTTGTTCTTGTTGTGCAATCTGTCTATCTCTAAGATCTTTGAATGTTTTCTTAAGATCTCTTTGTGATTTAGAACTGTACAGTTCAACAACATCATAAAGTGTGCCACCATTTTGTATAATAGCTTGAGACAATTGTCTAAGCTCATTAAACATTTGTGTATCTTCTGGTCTATTAGTAAGGAACACTTTCAAATCTCTAAATCTAAGATCTGTTCCATTCACTTGTACAAATGCAGACTCACCCTCAGATGTAATATATGATAGAGTAGATTGTGGTTTGGATGATTCTACATAAAGAGCAGCATCTATAATACTCTGATACAATTGTCCCATCACATACTCATGTGCCACGAACAGAGGCTCTGTTTGAGAATAACTCTGTTGCATTGCAGTGTTAGTACCTGTAGCTGATTCAGAAGCAGAAACAGATCCCATACGTTGTTTAGACATACCTACAAGTTCCCAACATTCTTGTTTAATCTGCATAGCAAGATTATATCTAGATTGTATCTCTTGTGTACGTGTAAGATCAAGAGCTGTAAATTGATTGAATGAGCTAGGGCTCTTCATATTCTCTGGGCTATCATCAATAAACACCACTCCTCTATTACGTGCTTCCATTTCCCATATGTCAAGAGCATCTTGTGCATCTCCATCTTTAGGAATAGGAATGTGTCTTAATGACATAAGCTGCACTTTACCCACCTCTTTCTCAAGTAGTTTGTAAAGTTGGTTCATACATACATTATATATTACCTGGAAAGGCTTCATAAGATCGACAAGAGATTTAGCCTCTGTGTTCTTCACCTCATGTATAGTACCAATAATAGGACAATAGTTTAATAGTTTAAATGGTTTGATATGATAGATGTCTGGACCAATCTTTGTTCCTTGATACCATTGGTTAATCCATCCCCATTCTAGTGATGATTGTGTAGGAATAGTTCCTGATTTATATGATTCATCAACAAGCATTGATTGCTCATTACCCATTTCATCTGTATAAATCAACTTACCTATTTTCTTTTTAGATATCCAATAGCTTCTTACAACAACATACTTATATCCAAATGAACTAACGTTGTTGGTTAGTCCTAAGAAGTCTTTAAGTCCATCATTGTTCTCTTTCATCTCACTCTCTATCATCATTCTTGTTTGTAAAACGAGAGGGTCAAATGTATCATACTGCACAGAGTCTTGTCCTTCTGGAGCATTAGGATTACCAAGATTAGATTCACGTACATTGATTAATCCATAATCTTGTAAGGATGATCTAAGGTGATCTATTTCTTCTTTAGTAAGATCAGGAACAGATTCAATAATTTCAGATAGTTCCATAACTGTCACAGTACCAGCAGCATATGCACCTTGTGCTCTACCTGTTGGATCTGATATATATTTTCTATCTGGTGTAGATAGGTACCAAGTATTCTTTGGATTAGCCACCTCTATGTTAAATCCTAACTTAGAGTTGTCTTCATATATATGATAGAACTCTCTAGCAGATATTAACATATCTCTAAATGCATCTTCACTCTTTTCTTTAAGATTGAATTCAGCTTTCTGACATGTAAGAACATGGTTAGCCCACTTCTCAGCTATGGATGTATAACTATCAAGTTGATCCTTAACTTGTTCCATAGTCATCTGATCTAATTGCTCAGGATCTATTTCTTCTCCTTGCATTGCAGCTTTTGCAGCTAGTTGTTGTTTCACTTGATTAATTACATATTCTTGTAATGTATCAGTCTTGAACTGAAGCTCTTCTGCTTTACTATCATCATCAAAAGCTTTCACTCTGAATGTATCAGGTCTCTTTGATATCTCTCCTACTAACTCATTAATAGGTGTTGTTACAATAGAATAATGTTTTACATAAGCTGGAAGTTCTAGATCTGCTGTAAGTACATCTGTAAAGCTTCTCACCTCTGGTTCTTGATAGAAATCTTCCATACGTAGAATACCCTTCATAAGATCATAGTTCTTTACAAACGTATCTCTATTCTTTATGTATTCAGCATAAGCTTTGTTGGAAAAATAATCCATGGTGTTTTTAATCCAGCTCTCATCTTGTTTCTCCTTCTCTGTCTTGAACTGATCAGGAAAGATGTTTAAGTAGGCATACCGTATGGTAGCATCTTTTGTGTATCTAATTATTGCCATGTTATCTAAACAATTTATTTTTTGGTGTGTTAAACATTGATCTGCTTTGTGTAAACAGAGTATTCTTTTTGTTCTTTGTGAACATTGATTGCATTCTTACATCTTGCTCTCCTCCTATTTTTCCCATTATGGGATCTAGTTTCATTGCTAGAGCTATTGCTAGTTCTGCTGCAATGATTCTATCAAAGTTACCTGTCTCATTATATTGTATCATCTCCTCGAGGAGAACAGGATCAAATATTTTAGACATACCTTTTGTTTCAGATTTAATGTTTCCATCTTCATCTTTCTCTGTATGTATAACTTCTTCTGAATATTTTTTAAGGCAGCCATGTAAAAAGTCTCTAATTTTCTCAGAAGATCTATGTATTCCATAGTCTCGTCTTACGGTAGTATTTGGAACTATTTCCTTTAACCAATCAGGTTGTCTTTCTAGGTAATGAGCATCTCCTTTAGCTATCATGTAGTCAATAAAAGATATTTCGTCATTCTCACATAGAGCTCTTGCATTGTAATATTTAATCAGGTAACGTGCTTGTTCTTCCCAGGTTTCTTTCTTCTCTGGTCTAGCACAATAGCTAGCAACAAACATATCTTGATACTTCTCTCCTGATATACTGTGCATACGTTTGTATATATACACAGATCCTAATGAACTTGAATAAGCAGACTTGCCCTGTCTATAAGGGTCAATCCCTGCTACATATAATCCATAAGGAGGACTCTCTATTGGAAACTCATATATCACTACAGGAGCTTCTTTGTTATCACTATTCTTAAGAGGGAAGTTTGATATAGGTAATTTGTCTGTAAACTCATGCTTTACACCATTACCATCATCATAAAGAACAACAGGGGTTCCTGTTCTTTCTTGTGCTAGTAGTCTAGCCTTCTGACGTTTGGTAGCTTCTATATCAAATATATTTGTGTCCTCATTCAAGAATATATCATCCACTTCTTGTGGGTAATACATCTTCTCTTTTAAATAAGCTAGTCTATCACCAGCTTTTTTTAATCTGTCAAGGTTATCATTTGTAATCTTATCTGCTTTCTCTTCATTAGAGACTAGCATCTTTACATTGTGTAATTCAGAATCTGCTGGTTGTTCAAGGTATGCTCCTAATGTGGATTCTTCTTTAGCTTCCATTCTGTACTTATGGGATATGAATAGCCCATGTACTCGTTTATCATCTTTAGCGTTATTATATGTAAGGAAGTTGAAATTCTCTACATCGAACATAAGAGACTTAGCATCCATAAAATTCTGCATATCTCCTCCAGTACCTGTAAGGATAGGGCTACATCCCCAACCATATGGTGTAGTAAAACCTGGAGTTGCAGCTTGTAGTCCTCTAAGGAAACTTCCTTTACCAATCTCATCAATAATTAATTTTCTAGGTTTAGTACCTGCAATTGCTTCCTCGTTATTACCACCATCTAAGTTACGAATAAGGATCTGAGAAAAGGGGATTCGCTCTCCTGCTTTTGTCTTGATCCCTAAAGTAACTTGGTTTTTCCAATTATCCTCAACCCTCTGCCATCTCCATGCTTCTGGTAGAAAGTTTAATCCTTTGTCAATCTTATCTGTGATAAGCTTTATATCGGGAGCATTCAATCCTGCTATAATGTTCTGGGAGTTCTCATCAAATGTAGCTCCCCAACCTATATAACTGCTCTCAATTACTGACTTAGCCAAACGACGAATGCCCAGTATAACTAGGCCTTTCTTTTCTATTTGTGCTCTATCTATTTCATTTGTAATAACCCATTCATTATCACGTAAATATGGATTAGCATATTTCTGTGATATTCTTCCACGTTCATCTATTATATCTACTTCTGTATTCCAGAAGTTTAAATGCCAATATAAAAAAGGATTGATATATACTCCTCCCATTGTACAACCATCAATGCATAGTTGTTTATGATAGGCATAGAACGCTTTATACTCATCTGAGTCTTTCTGAGGAACTCTCTTTTGATTGATGAACCAATCCTTGTAGTCAATACTTTGTAGTCCATCCATTATTTTCTACCTTTTAAAAACTCTTCTGCCATACTTCCAAGCTCAGCACCACCTCTTATAGGTACTGCTTTAGCTTCTTCTTTCTCTCTGAGCTTTTCTACTTGTTCTAAGAGAGCTAGATAGTTCTTCATTGTCTCTTGTACAAACTTACCTTGAGCCTCGATAGAGGCAATCACCATAGGCATAGCACCACCAGCTTTAGTTTCTTTCCATTTGATTCTATCCTCTAATGTATGTAAAGGATTAGCATCAACGTATTGTTTCCAGCTTGATAACTGTTCTTCTGCCCAATTGAGTTCCGTTGTTATGTATGTAGTTTTCTTTACTGCCATTTTGTATTTGTTTAGTCCTCCTCTTCATCAAGGAATATTACATTTAAATTCATGCCATCCTTTATTATCTCTTCTATCTCTTCTTCATCTATATGATCTCTATCCATATCCAGGCTTGCTTCATATTTCTGTAATGAGAAGAGCAATTCTCTGTCAGACACTCCCCATACATCTTGATAACCATCAAGAGCTGTTGCAAAATGTCTTCCTATATTATATGTAGGATGTGCTTTGTGTAGACGTTCTAACAGCTGTATAATTTTTCTATGATAGTTTGGTTTTGTCATAGCTTCTTATATTAAATTATCTATATCTTCATCAGAGAAGGACGTCTTATCATCTATGATGGTACGTTTAGTGTTCTCTTCAAATGAACCTGTGTAATCCATCTCTATTTCCTCTTCCATAAACTCAATTGTATTCTCATCATTAAGTTCATCATGATCCATCATATATTCAGGTTTAACTGATATCTTTATCATGTCTCTTGGAGCTTCACCTTCTGCATTCTGTTCTCCTGATATATCAATGAAATCAGTTCCATTCTCAAATAGATCTTGAAGGATTTGTATAAGAGGTTCTAAAGGGATTTTACGTATGTTCATATTGTAGGTAGTTCTGTGGCTCTCCATTTTCTTAATGGACATTCACATGTTAAACATTTAGTCTTTGCTGAGAGCGTACACCCACATTCTGTGCAATGTGCATCTGGTCTCACTGATTTGTGTTTAGAAGAATGCTTGTCACATTGTTCACATATAGCAGTTCTTGTTTGGCTTGTATATTCTATAAAAGCTTTATTTCTTTCTTCAGGGAGAAGATGATTCTTCCATCCCTCATATATCTGTCCTAGGCTCATGCATCTTTGGTTTTAATGTTTTGATATCCCTTAACACTGTAATCATTCTTTGTTCTGTAGCATTTCTTTTCTTATCTGTTATAGATTGATCAGCTAATGTATTCTCATATGCTTGCTTCATGGCTAGAAGCTTATTGTAATGTGTCTCTGCCTTCTTAACATTAAAGAAGAACTTACCAAACCCTGATATCTCTACAGTGTTGTTTAAGTTGAGAGCATCATTGGCAGAATCAAACTGATGTTGTATAACATTATCAATAATCTTCTCAGATGTTACTAAACTAAGAGCCATCCTCTTAATGATGAACTCTTTCACAGACATTGTTGTTGGCTTATTCATGTGTGAGTGTTATACCTAGTGTTAAATCTTTAGTGAAATCAATAACAATAACTGGGTTCACCTTCACCTTACCACCTTCCTTAATAAATATACCCACCTTCTTCAGCTTGCTGATGATGTTGTTAATTGTAGGACCTGTTGTTTTGTGTAGTTTGCAGAATTCTTCCCTTACATTAGCATATGTAATGTTTCCTTTAATAGCTGTAAAAGATATAAGCTGTATTTCTCTCTCAGTGAGATGTAGATTGTTTATAGCTGATAGAATAGAATAATACTTCTCAGCTAGTTGTATATCAGTTGATACACTCTTCTTTAGTCTTTGTACTATAACTGTTGGTTCCATAATTTAGTTTTATTCTATTGACAAAGATATATAAATAAAACTAACAATGAACATAATAGATAAATATTTTTATATCATAGCTATATTATGAATAATATTTATCTAGAGAACTATATTGATAACTAATTATCCTTATAGACAAACCCACCCACCCGCCAAAGGTAAAATATATTTTATATATCCAAAAACTTTTTTCAAATTTTTTTTCAAAATTTTGATATGGCTTATGTGTGTACTGTGTGAGACCACTCCAACCCAAGACCCCCACATCATTTTGAGTGGTTGGGGGTAGTCCCCCATTCAACGTAACACTCAATAAAAAACAGAACCTGATTATGAAATCACTTAAAATTGTTAAGGCTAACTTTACGCCTGCAGGAAATGCTTACTTCGTTGATAAAGCAAAAGATTCTTACTTCTGCCCTAAAGCAGTGTTAGTAGAAAATGGTTGGACCAAGTCAGAGGACATCACATTCCCATTGTATTGTAATGTTAATACATTCACATACAACAATGTTGATGCTGACAAGAAGGTCATTCTTAATGCTGATGGTAGTGCAAGCACATTCACAAGAACTGACATCATTGATGCATTCACAAGTGCACAAGCATTGGCTGATGATTATGCTGATGATTTTGCTTTGGACATTCTTAAAGCACAAGCAGTGAAATCAACTGCAGTGAGCGCAGGATTGTCTCAAGTTAATGTTGACGCATTGTTAGCGCAAATCTAAATGGAACTCGAGCCTCTCAATCAATGGGAGGCTCAACATTCTACTTAGTGTTAAACCTTATTGTTATATATAAGGGTGGGATGTTAATCGTTTGGGTGGGCTATAAAAAACAACATCACAACATCAATAACTTCTACCTATATATATAGGTATAAACTGTAGAATATATTTTGTAGGAAGAAAACAAACTTTCTACGAGGGAGAAATAAACTTTTTGTAAGAGTATTACATCACAATACGATGTTTTGATGATATTTTTGTAGGAATTTATAATTCTTAATGAGTGTGAATGTATCGATGTGTATACCTTCATAGTAAAATAACCTCTAATAACAAACAATAAAAACCTAATAACATAATCAATACATATAGCATTATGAAAGACATTATACAATCAGAGCTTGATATAATAGCAGATAGATTCTTCTTACTAGATGATATGTTAATGATATCTGATAAAGATGAATCATATATATTAGAATATGAATACTTACGTGGTAAGAGAGATGTTCTTATATATTTGTTATCTATTATAAAAGAATAATAATAGGCTCTTCTACGGGTCTATTGAACATAACACAACATATAATTTACAAATACATTGTTATTTGTTAGTTATATTTAACATTAAAAAACATGAGCGCAACAATATTAAGAACACTGACAGTTAAGTCAAAGCTTAAATTTGGTAAATATAAAGATTGCACTGTAGAACATATATTTGGTATGAGAAAACAAAAAACTCTCATATCAATATATTTTAATCTTAGTGGTGTAACCTTTATGGATGATATATTAGATGAACTTGGTATCACTGAAGAATTCAGAATAGATAAGCCTTCTAAAGATCGTGAACTTTATAACGTTTTCTTATTACAGACATATGGTAAAAAATTATCACCTATTAGAAAACTTGAAGGCATGAAGAGAGAATCTAAATCACCAAGCAACAGTTATTTAACAAGACTTAATCATGGTCATAGATAAATAGAAAGTTTTTGTCTCTCTTTCTATTACAAATCATTTAACTCCTAGAACAGTAGGATGTAGTACATATACACCTTCACACTCTGAAGATTTGGTCGTTTTCCTTTTATGAATAACTATAGATGATTTAATACACATACATTATGTATCACGAGAATAAACAAAACCAAGGATTACAAACTATACTATGGATAATAGTTATAGCATTTGTATTCTTAATTAGATTATTAATCCCTTAATAACAAACAATATGAAATCAACAAAACTTATGCTTGCTATAATAGCATGCTTACTTACAACATGGACTTCTATGAGTCTTATTGGATATGCTCTATCAGAGCTATCGCTACGTGAATGTTACACAGATGGTGGCATACTAATGCTTATGTTATTATTTGGTTGGATACCAAGTGTTATAATAGCATGTGATCTTGAAAAACATTTTAATAGCAATTAGCCATGAAAAGACATCCTTACATTACATTATTAATAATGTACGCTATTACAGCAACAGCACTTCTTATTATACTTAGTATGAGTAGTTGTGCTTCACATTCACCACACAGTTATAAATATCCTAAACATAGAGTAATATGAAAAACATTAAACAACAATTAGCTTACATGTGGAAACATAGAGAAGCTGTATTAGGGCTAATAGTATTGTTAGCTCTATTATTTTCTGGATTAGTATTAATAGAAGTAGTAATAGATAAAACATTATAACATTATGGAGACATACATTAGTACAGTAGCATATGAGGAAGATTTTAAATCTCATATTAGAACAATTGGTTGGGGATGTGGATACGTTCATATTCCCAAAGACCATCCAATATTAGTAAAACTAATAGATAATGAAGGTTGGGGAAACTATCTACAGCCCGATGGATGTCCTGAAGAGATAACACTTAGTCAATGGGACAAAGACAATGAATACTTTATTATAGGCTTTGACACAGCTCATAGTTATAATAATTCTACTCATGGTGTGCAATATGTAACAGATAAAGCCAATGAAATAAAAGCTCTTGTTGATGCATATATGGATTATGATGCAGATGTTTATGCTAGAGAACAAATACGATTAGTAACAGAAAAATTTAAAAAATACTTAATATAATGAGAACAGAACAAATTGAACAAAGATTACAAGACATCAAGAATGAAATATGTTTCTTAGATGGTCTTAGAGATGCACACGATGATACGAATATTCATATCATTGAAGAACAAGTTGATGTATTGTTACACGAGAGACGTGATTTAACATATTTGTTAGAGAGCTGTTTTGATGAACTTATTGGCTTATGATATTTATATACATCATTGCATCATACTTAGTTATGCTAGGTGTGTTCATAGAGACTTATGATAGATTAGATGATGTGAAGGCTTATGCTTTCGCATCATTTATATTTAGTCCAATCATACTACCAATTCTTATTGGTATGATATTAGGTAAGAAATAATTAAACAATCAAATAACAATGAAGAAAGATTTAAAGACAATAGATCAACTATTGAATCAAATACAGCTTATTAAAGCTGATGTACATGAATATCAGAATAAAGCAGAAAGAGCATTAGAGATCAAAGATCAGATAATAGATGTGCTAGAGAAACAGAAAGCTATATATAAGCGTGATTTCAATATATTATGCTGGGTGTGTGCTATATTAGCTACAGCATCAATAACTATGTTCATTGCTACGCTGTAACATGAGACCTAGAATTAGTAAAGGAACATTAGTTGGTTCAACTAATACCTACAGACATACATTGTCTAAGAGACTAATAGTAGAAGTGATATATAATTTCAAGAGAGGAATTATAAGACAAAGAACAATTGATGTAAGACATACACTTAATCAATAATAATTTATTATATTTGCATAATAAATAGCTAAGCTGTGTAAAGCGTCAGAACTTATAATCTGTTAGAAGCTATAGGTTAAACATTGAATACCTTTGTAAACAAAAAGCCTGCCTTAATGAGGTCTGCGTTAAAAGACTTGGCTATAGTAGTGTGTTTACATAAAGATGTCTACAGAGATGTAGAATGTGTTGTTATCCTTGAGAAAGATAATGAGATGAAGATATGAGAATTTCTGCATATACAACACAAATGAGTTCTCAGCAAGTAGTAATGTGTCCCAGTCTATCTGTAAAAAACATTTAGAGCATCTCTTACTACGTGACCCTAAGTTTATATAGAGACCCTAATAAGGCATGGTGCTTGAGAGATTCAAGCTATATAAACTGGGTGCTAAAAAAAATCGTTCGTATAGAAAAGAAGTGTGATCAACTTCGTAGGTTAAGCGATATCCTACAATTTTGGGGGTGACTGGATTTGACAGGTTACCAATAATTAATACAATCAGCCAGAGAGATAACTGTAAACTAAGGTGAATTTAATTAAATGGCAAAAACAATTCTCGTGTAGTGGCTCTAGGAGCAAACGCACAAATCGAAGCTAACATGAACAAAGTGTTCTCATTATTGAATGTAGATACTGATCTTGGTGTAGCAGCCTAAATTAATGAAGATTTCTCTGTTAGATTAAACAGAGTGGTGGATCGTTAAGCTGAGCTTGACCCTAAATAAGCTGTATAAATTGTATTGATGAACGTAATTTGGACGCGGCTATCGTATGCCGCCACCTCCACCACACAGGGCATAATGGTATGTAAATGTAAGTTCAATTCTTATCCCTGTGGCAAAATAATTATATTATGACTGAAGAACAAATTAAAAGATTCTGGGATAAAGTAAGTATCAAATCAGAGAATGATTGTTGGGAATGGACAGCATCATGTAGATCAAATGGATACGGTGCATTTAAAACAAAAGATAAGACACATGGTTCTCATAGATTATCATATGAGCTAATTTACGGTAATATCACAGATAATACATTAAAAGTTTGTCATACATGTGATAACAGAAAATGTGTAAATCCTAATCATTTATTTTTAGGTACACAGAAAGATAATATGCAAGATTGTAAAGCTAAAGGTAGATTAGTAGTAGATGAGGGTAAAAAGTTTCAAAAAGGACATGTACCACCTAATAGACAATTTGATATTACTTTAGTTACTCAGATATATAATATAATCTCATTAAGAAGAACTAATAAAGAAAAGTTAGATTTGAAATATTTATCTATAGAGTATGATATACCTTATGCAACAATACGTGATATATCTGCAAATAGATCTTATATAAATAAAATGTAGTTTATCTATTATTAAATGATTGAGTGGCGAAATGGTAGACGCTAATTGGGTTAAGTGTACTCATAATCCAAATAAACTCGGTACACATACAGGTTCAAGTCCTGTCTCAATCACAGCAGTTACTTGACGCAAATAGCACAGTAACAGACATTGGGTAGTTTGCATGCCACGAATGTTGAGTCCTATCCACGCAGAGAAGGTGTTGAGTACTCATAGAGAAGCAGGGTATCCAAAGTTCCTAACCTCAACAATTGACATCTCTCAAGGGAGAAGGTCCTATTAAAGCCTCTAGGAAACTAGGGGCTTTTCTTATTATGTATTAATCCTTAATAACAATAGAAATGAAGACAATTAGATTACAGCCAACAGAGTTTTGGCAATTCAGACAATTAGCGTTTGCTATGTGTATAGCATTCTCATGTACAATAACACATGGTGTGTATATTGTAGAAGCCAACATAGACCAACTGCATAAGTTGGGTTATTAGGGAGGAGAATTCAAGGGCTCTGTAGTGGAGCCCTTATTCTTTTATAAATCACATTATATTATGATTTATATCACTCTAGTCAGTTTAAAACTTACAATTTAACTATAAAAACACATTATAATATGAAAAACATACACGTATTATCAACAGATAAACTAAGTAGGTTGTCTAAATCTATTAGAACAGGACTAGCCTTATGTAAAAAAGAAGCTGGAATGTATGATAATAGAGTAGCCTCTATTACTCCGCAACACATATACATCACTAATGATGAAGAAATTAAACTTAATGATTATTGGCTAAATGTTGATAACAATACCATTTCTAATGGAGAAATGTTTGAATTAGCTAATGATGCTCCAAGTTGCAAAAAAATAATTCTAACAACATACCAAGACTTAATCAAAGATGGTGTAAAAGCTATTGATGATGAATTTTTAGAATGGTTTGTTAAGAATCCAAGTTGTGAGGAGGTTGAGGTTAAAAGAACTTTTATAGACACTGTTACTGGTAAACCTATTAGAAATTGGTCTGAATACAAAATCATCATTCCAAAAGAAGAACCATTAAGTTTTGAAGAATTTAGAAAAATTGCTTCTAAAGAATTACTTGAAAAATTTGATAATGATTGTTTAGAATATTCAGAAGATGGAGATTTTGATAATTACTTTTACGCTAATTGTAAATATTGGGAAAGCAAACTAAAAGAAGAATTTAAACAAGATGCTATTGAATATTCATTAAATGCTTTTAAAGTTCCAAAAGAATATTTTGGAAAACAAGTATAGCTGGAATAAACTGTGAATCTAATAATGGAAAAAACCTTGAACAATTTATTAAACAATTTAAAAACAAATAAGATGAAAAAAATAACAAAATCCGTAATTAAATTATCAGAACTGCCTTTAGAATTACAAAAAGATAAAGTTTTTGAAGAAGTTGCTGAAAGATTATATCCAATTATAGAAACAAATGATTATATGGATTGGTATGATAAAAATTATGACATAAGAAATTCTTTTATTGCAGGTGCTAAATGGCAACAAGAAAGAAGTTATAGTGAGAAAAAAGTTAAGTCTTTTTTAAATGATATTATTTCAGAAATAGGAATTATAAGAGAAAATATCGAAAAGAATCAAGATAAAATGAGTATTCATTTAGTAGAAGGTAGTTTAATAGCTTTTGAATCATCAATAGATGTTATTAAACAATTTATTAAACAATTTAAAAAGAAATAAGATATGAAAGAAATAGAAACAGAAGTAAATGTATATGATGTACGTTTAGATGTACATGGGTATTATTCTCCACCAGAACCAATGGTTATGTATTATCCAGATGGATCTGGACATCCAGGATGTTCTGCTGAGTTTGAAATAACATCAGTTAAGTTAGAAGGAATAGTTATCACTGATTTACTTAGTGATGATGTATACAATGAAATAATAGAGAAAGTAATAGATAACCAATTAAATTAATAATTATGCGTATTATTAACGGAAGATGGGTTGATGATAATAACAATCCTGTAGACAATTTTAATGTATCAGAGCTCTTAGAAATAGGAGAGAATGTAAAGAAGATGTATGGAGAAGATATAACATATAGTAGAATCAATCTTGTTTCTGCTATTAAATCTCTTACACCAAAACAAGAAGATGATCTTGCTTATATATTAAGTCAAGATGGATTAATGGCAAAACTAGCAGGATATTAGCTATGGAAAAAGAGTTTATTCCCTACGAACAAGCATTGGCTTTAAAAGAATTAGGATTTGATGAACCTTGTTTATCATCTTGGACTTATAAAACAAAAGAAAGAATACCAACTTTATATGGCTGTGGAGCTTTGCTTTTTGATACTGATGGTTTAATCACAAACCAAACAGAAGATATTATATGTTCAGCACCATTATGCCAACAAGCATTTAGATGGTTTAGAGAGAAGTATAATGAGCATTCTTTAATAATACCTTATTGCGATTCATCAGGTGAAGTAATTAGTTACAGATTTGAAATTGTAATTCAAGATTATAATTTAGATGATTTTGAGTCTGAACGCAAAAACTATACCTACGAAGAAGCAGAACTTGAATGTCTTAAAAAATTAATAGAAATAATTAAAACCCCCTAATAACATGGAAGAGATTTACATAGATGGTATACATGAGTATGACTATCTAAAAACAAACACAGAAGGCTCAATGATACACACATTATATTACAGTGATCACCTTGAATGGAACAGTAGTCTTGTAGGAACAAAAGCTATTGAACTAATTGATAATGGTAATGGCGTACAGATAAAAGGACTAGCATTAGATGAAGAAGAAAACTATTTAAGAATAGAACAGCTTCACATCATTCTAAGACTATATAGTCAAGAATGTACATATGAAATATCACCACAACCAATTAAAACAGGGTTCTAATGTGGTATACAGGAGAAATAGTATTAAAGAGTTACCTTCCTTTTACATTAGAGGAGGGTATGCTCTTTGTCAACAGAATATCTGTTGGCATAATGGAGCCATATGTAGAACTATGGGCACTAGAAGAAGTTCCTGAAGATGCTGATGCATTTATGGCTGCTAATGGTGCGCCTGTTGAACTATTCATCATAGATGATGATGAAGAACTATTAGCAACTGAAGAAGAACTTGGTTGGTGGGATGAAGGACAACACACAGATGAACTTAGAGAAGTATCATTAGATGATATCAATTTCATATTACGAGAGTGTGATGGATATATAGATATAGAGATAAGTGATGAAACTGAACATCCAGGTGTTATATTATTTGAAGATAGAGTGATATTAAGAGTTCCTGAATCAGATGATGATTGGGATGAAACATTAAATGATGGATTAGAAGAAGAATAAATATGAATATATTATCATCAGATAAGCATACAAAAGAAAGAAAGATAGCTGAATCAATAGCTAACAAGCTAAAGAATACAGCTGCTACATTAGAATCAAATGATCCAACTCACAAGAATGGTGTTAAATACATGATATCAAGAAAAGTGTATGAGAACATCATACAAGTTGAGTTTGAGACTAGAGAGTTACCACATAAGAATAGAATGATTGTAAGAGAATTTATAAACCGTAAATTAAAACCAGTATGAAACATTACACACCGAAGCAAGTAAATGAGATTAAACAACAAATTAGAACAGGTAAACCTCTTCCTATTATAGCAGAAGATTTAGCTATAGAATGGGAAAGACCATCATCAGGTATTTATAGCAAAGCTGTAGCATTAGCTAGAAACACTAGAAAGATTACTAACACTTGGAATGGACCAACTAAGAAAACAAAACTTAGACCAACTATTGTACAACAATCAATAGACTTTGATCTTATGCCAGGTTCTCTATTAGATGTAACTGATAGTAAATCAGAAGTAATATTAAAAGAGATATGTGAAGAGATTGTAGAGAAGTCTGAGATTAAACAACAGCCTGCAGAAATAGGTATTGAAGTTCCTCCAACTAATATATCATTCAATGGTATACCAAGTAGAGTGGTAATATATTCTGATCACGTAAGATATTATTATAATAACTAATATTTTTCATTATCTTTGTAGGCTATGAAATTTATAAATTATTTAGTTAGATGGATATCAAATAATCTTGCTATGCCCTTCTGGGTAGTAGGACATATCCATCTTTCTATTAATGTATATAAGGACATAGTAGAAATATTAGCATCATTTAGTATGAACATTATTGTAGCTATAGGATTTTGGTTAGATTGGACAGATCATAAAAAAACAAAACTATGAAAGAAGTAATCATTTTCGACATAGAGACAATGCAAGAACTGTTTTGTGTTGTTTGTATGGTGCCTGGTAAAGCTGGTAAAAGCTTTCAAGTATCTAAATGGAAGAATCAACTTGATGCTTTCGTTAGATATACAGAAGCTAATAGTGATGCTTATTGGGTGGGATATAATAATCTACGCTTCGATAGTCAAGTGGTTGAATGGATCTTGAGAAACTATGAGAATTGGCATGAGTTAACAAACCTAGAAATATGTGCAAGAATAGCACAGAAGGCTGCTGATGTTATACATGATGCTAATTATGATGTGTTTCCTGAGTACAGAGAGCATGAATTAAGCCTCAAACAATTAGATCTGTTCAAGATACACCACTACGATAATAAGAATCGAATGGTGAGTCTAAAAAGACTAGAGTTTGAGATGGATCTTGAGAATATAGAAGAGATGCCTATACATCACACTAAGGTTGATATGACAAAAGAAGAGGTAGCAATGACTATTGACTATTGTCACAATGATGTTGATGCTACGTATGAATTCTATAAGATAACACTTGGTGATACAGATCATCCCTTATACAAAGGAAACAATCAAATAGAGCTTAGACAGGATATCGAACAAGAGTTTGGTATCCCTTGTCTAAACTATTCTGATAGTAAAATTGGTGATGAGATGATTAAGAAGTATTATTGTCAAGAGAAAGGTATAAAATATACAGAGCTTCCTAAGAAGGGATATTTTAGAAAGACAATTGATGTTAAGAATTGTATTGCTAGGTATGTTGAATTTCAAACACCACAGCTTAAGACATTCTTAACTAAGATAAAGAAAATGCAGCTTGGTCTGCAAGATGATTTCAAAGAGCATATAGATTTCTATGGAAATGTATATTCTTTTATGAAAGGTGGTCTTCACACAGAGAATAGTCCTAAGATATTTGAAGCTGATGAAGACTATGAGATAATCGATTGGGATGTTAGTTCTTATTACCCAGCAATCATTATCAACAACGGTAAGTTTCCTGCTCATTTAGGAAAAGAATTCCTTAGAGGATACAAACAGATGTTTGATAAAAGATTAGAGCTTAAACCTCTTGCTAAGAGTAATAAGAAGATTAAAGGAATTGTTGGAGCACTTAAACTTGCTGTTAACTCTGTATATGGTAAATCATCAGATATGCAAAACTGGATATATGATAGGCAACTCACTATGTTCACCACTATAACTGGTGAACTATCATTGATGATGCTTATTGAACAATACGAGTTAAATGATATACATGTGATTTCTGCCAACACAGATGGTGTAACTATCAAGATTAAGAAAGAATTACTTCCTTTGATGCATGAGATCAACAAGGACTGGATGGACCTAACACAATATGAATTAGAGAGGACTGACTATTCCAAGATTATTTTTAGTACAGTGAATGATTATTTAGCAATTATGACAAATGGAGAGATTAAGAAAAAAGGTGATTTCCTTACTGATTTTGAATTGCACAAGAACAAGTCAGCTAGAATTGTTCCCATTGCTCTTGAGCGTTATTTTGTTTATGGCACTCCTGTGGATACTACGATTATACATCATACTAATCTATATGATTTTTGTTTAAGACAGAAAGCAACTAGAAGTTTTCATTATGAAGGAACGAATAGAACTACAGGAGAAACTACTGTGTACAACAAGTTGATACGTTACTATGTATCAAACGATGGTGATAAGATATTTAAGGTGAAGAATCCTGAATGTCAAACTAGAGCTGCTGCAATCAGTCAGATAGAAGCAGGCGAATGGGTATGTAAAGTTTGTAATTACTTACCAAAACGCAGTAAAACTGATAATGTAAACTATGATTATTACATAGAGAAAGCAAACAGACTAGTCACCAAGATTAACAATGAAGGCAGAAGAATCAAAACAGTGTACATACCTAACCAATTAAATTTATTTGAATGAAAGCAAAAGTAAACCGTACAAACATTACGGATCATCTAATAGAATACCAATTAAAAATGGTTGGTAAGACTGTTGATGATATTAAAGAAGATGAATTGTGGTATAGTAATAATACCATGACAGAAGAACAACATGAGGAATTCAAGCGTTATGCTATTCCATTACTAAAAAAAATATTTAAGTTTAACAAAAGTAAAGCTGAGTCAACCTTCGGATGGTTTGACCTACAGTTTGGATTAAAAATCATTAACAATTAAAGAAAGAAAACATGGAAACAAATTCAGTTATTATTATTACAGGAATTGTTGCTGTTGCTACAGCAGTGATATTAGGTTTATTTAGATCATCTAGAGACTTAACAGTTACAATTAAAATGGAGAACGATGATGATTACCCAATCAAAAGTGATGATGTAGTAGAGCTAGAAGTTAAGCCAAAGAGAAAATACACAAAGAGAACTCCTAAGGCTAACGTTATCAAAACTACAACAGGTGCTAAGAAGCAAATTGGGAGACCTAGAAAAGCTAAATAATTATGGACTGGCTGTTACAAGATTGGGAATACACCAATGATGAAATCTATGCTGTTGAGAGACAAAAAGAGATTGAAGCAGCATGGCATAAATGGGAAGATGAACAGGAGAATAAGAAAAGAAAACCTGCAAAAATTAAAATAGTAAAACATGAAATTGACAATAAGCCCTCAACAATACGAGGAGCTCATCAAAAGAGGTCACAACCTTGATGTTATATTTCTACTGAAGCTGATAGACGAACAGTATGATGTCTCTCCTCTATGTGAGGGGAGTATGAAGATTGCTTCTGTCTATCAGTCTTTAATAAGAAAGGCATTGATAACAAAAGATGATGAGAAACTCACAGTGCTAGGTAGAGATTTGTTAGTGTTTATGGACACTAAGATGAACACTAAGATTGTAAGAAGAAGACCTGCCACAACAGATTTTGAAGAGTGGTGGAAGACTTACCCAGGTACAGATTCATTTGAACACAAGGGTAAGACATTCAAGGGCACTAGAGCACTTAGATTACATAAAGATGATTGTAGATTGAAATTTGATAAAATACTCTTAGAAGGAGAATATACAGCTGAACAACTTATAGCTGCTCTCAACTTCGAGGTGAATCAAAAGAAAGAAACATCCATTACAGAGAATGCCAATAGACTTAAGTTTATGCAAGGATCCTCTGTATATCTGAATCAAAGAGCATTTGAGCCTTTCATTGAACTAATTAAAGATGGTGGAACAATCACTGAAGCTAAACTAAAACCAACAGGAGGTACAGATATCTAATGACACCAAAAGAAAAGGCTAAAGAATTAATTCAGAAGTTCTATCCTAATGTTCAATGGAAACTTGGACAAGAAGATTGTTTACAAAGAGCTAAGAATTGTGCATTAATAGCAGTTGATGAGATATTAGAACACTGTTATCAAGTGATGAAACCATTTTGGTTAGAAGTTAAACAAGAAATAGAGCTATTATGAAACAAAGAGTAGTTACATTTGATGATAGAACAGTTGAGCTATATAATGAATTAGAATTAAAAGATGCTCCAGATATTTACATTTATGAAAATGAATGTGGATATAAGCCAGAAGGAGTTTTTACTGAGTATGATTCATTAAAGCATGCAATGAAAGAAAATCCTAGGTCAAGAATAAGTAGATATCCATCTAAAAACATAAAACATGAGTTTTGAACTATTAAATGCAGAAGTTGAGAAAGGGATGAATGATCTCAACAAAGGAATCCCTATGGGATTTGATCGCTTGACTAGATATGTAGGTATTCGTAAGAGTATGTATTATCTTGTAGGTGGTCTAACTGGTAGTGGTAAAACATCTTTCATTGATGATGCATTTGTTCTTAATCCTGTTGATTGGGCTATGTCTAAAGAAGGAATTGCTTCAGGTATCAAAGTGAAGGTGTGGTATAGGTCCATGGAGAGAAGTAGAACTTATAAGATTGCCAAATGGGTATCTCGTAAAATATTTCTAGACCAGGGAATCATTATTCCTGTAGGTAAGCTTCTTGGTTGGACTGAGAAGCTGACTAAAGATGAACATGATCTGTTCTTACATTACAAAGATTATGTAGATAAGCTGTGTGAAATTGTTACTATCATTGATGGACCAGAAAATCCTGTAGGTATAGCAAAAGAGCTAAAAGATTATGCGCTAGAGAATGGTACAATAGAACAATTGGATAAATGGAATAAAATATATATTCCTAATGACCCAAGTCAAATCACTATGGTGGTAATAGATCACATTGGTTTGCTTAAGCTAACTAAAGATCAACCTACAAAGAAACAAGCTATTGATAAGATGTCTGATGAACTTAGATATGCTAGAGATTTCTATGGATATTCACCAGTGGTGGTTAGTCAGTTCAATCGTGACATTTCTAATCCTTCTAGAATAAAGAATGGTGATGTAGAACCTCAACTAGAGGATTTTGCAGACAGCTCAGCAACACAGAATGATGCTGATGTTGTTATGGCATTATTTGATCCTATGAGATACAAAGTGGCAGACCCTAGTGGTTATGACTTAGATAAACTAAAAGATGAATATGGTGCTAAGTATTTTAGAAGTGTTAGACTTATTAAAAATAGCTATGGTGCAGACGATTTAAGAATAGGACTTGCATTCTTGGGTGAATTGGGCCTATTCAAGGAATTGCCTAGAAAAAAAGACATCACTGATGATGACTATCAGAGCGTAACAAATAAATCATATTTCCTAAGAGAATGACAATACGTGATAAAAGGCAAAGAGAATTTGCTGATGTATGGTTAAAAAAGAAGCATGGCATATTAAACTTATGTCCTAGGTTTGGTAAGATAAGAACTAGTATTAATATACTAGAACATTTTAAACCAAAACTTAAGAGCGTGCTTATTGCTTATCCAGATAATAAGATTAAAGACTCTTGGCAAGCTGATTTTGCTGATAGAGGATATCTCGATGCTAATGTAACATATACAACTCACCTATCACTAAAGAAATATAGTGATAAGAAGTATGATCTTGTTATTATAGATGAGATACATCTACTGAGTGAAGCTCAGATAGAAGTGTGTAAGGATTTGTTTGATAACAACAAACAGATTCTTGGTCTCACTGGTACATTAGCCAGTGATACAGAACGAACATTAGAAGAAGAACTTGACATACATGTAATAGCTACATATCCAATTGAAAAAGCAATTGAAGAAGGTGTTATTGTAGATTATGAAATACATGTAATAAGAGTGCCTTTAGATAACACTGTGTACAATGATTACAAGGGTAAGCTCAAGACTGAGAAGAAGCATTATGATGGCATATCCTGGGTGATTAACAAACTACAGAATAGTGGTACAGATACAATGTTTTTACGTCTAGCTAGAATGCGTTTGATTCAATCATCCCTAGCCAAATCTATAGCTACAAAGGCACTTTTGGCTGCACATAAAAATGAGAGGGTCTTAGTATTCTGCGGTACCACTGCTGTTGCAGATAATCTTGGTATTCCATCCTATCATAATAAGTCTAAAGAAAAAAGTATTTTTGAAGACTTTGCTGAAGGAGAAGGAAAACATTTAGCTGTTGTAAAGATTGGTAATACAGGAGTGACATTTTCAAAGTTAAATAGAGTTATAATAAATTCTTTTGATTCAAATCCTGAAAATCTTACACAAAAAATATTTAGATGTATGGCAATGGATTATGATAATTTAGAAAAAAAAGCGTATATTTGTATTGTTAGTACAACAGAACCTATCGAATTAACATGGCTTTCAAGAGCCTTAGATCTGTTTGACAAAGATAAAATATTTTACTTATGACTTCATGCATCTACACAATCACCAATAAAGTAAATAATAAACTTTATGTAGGAAAAACTATTAATTTTTTAAATAGAATTTCCAAACATAAATATACTTTAAGAAACAATATTCATATAAATGAACATCTTCAACGTGCTTTTAATAAGTATGGTGAAAAATCATTTGATTTTGAAATTCTTGAAGAATGTGATGAAGAATATTTATATTCACAAGAGCATTATTGGTGTAATATGTTAGATGCATTTAACTATAATAAAGGCTACAATATGAAACCTACACATCCATTAAATAAAGCTGGAAATAGTGTAGAAGCAATTGAGAAAACCAAAAAAGCCTTAACTGGTAAGAAATTATCTCCAGAGCACAGATTAAAGCTATCTTTAGCAAAACAAGATAGAAAATTATCAGATGAAACAAAATTAAAAATGTCTCAAGCCAATAAAGGTGTTAAAAAATCTGAAGAACATAAACAAAGAATATCAGAAGCTAAAAAAGGAGACAAAAATCCTAGATTTGGTAAAATACCTTGGAATAAAAAGATATAATTAAAAAAATTATTCTTATCTTTATATAATGAAAATTAAATAACTAAATAAATTAAAATCAATGGCAAGTAAATTAGTAGGGATTGTAGGTGCAACTGGTACAGGAAAAAGTACAGCAATAAAGCATTTAAATCCAGAAGAAACGTACATTATCAATGTTGCAAAGAAAGAACTTCCATTCAAAGGGAGTGAGAAACTTTACAATCTAGAAAAGAAGAATTACAAGGAAGTAGATGATGCTAACGAGATCACTCGTTTATTAAAGACTATTTCTGAAAAAGCTCCACATGTTAAGAACATCATCATTGAAGACTCTAATTATATTATGGGATTCAATATGGTGAGTAAAGCTACAGAGACAGGATTTACCAAATTTAGTGTTATGGCTAAAGACATGGTAGATCTATTTAGAACTGCTAGACAGTTAAGAAATGATATCACTGTGTTCTATCTAACACATCCAGAAGAAATAATGGATGGACAAGATATCATAGGATATAAAATCAAAACAGCAGGTAAATTAATTGACAATCAAGTCTTACTTGAAGGACTGTTGACTGTTTGTCTATACACTAGTGTAGAAGAGAACAAAGATGGAACAGTTAACTATCAACTAATAACTAATCGTTATAGAAAGATACCAGCTAAAAGCCCTGATGGAATGTTCCAAGAGCTTAAAATACCAAACAATCTGCAATTAGTAGCAGACAGTTTAACTAATTATTATAATGCATAACTAAATAAATAAATTAAAAATCAAAATTATGGCAGGAATTGGCGGAAGTAAAAGAGAAAACACAGGAAGTGGAGATTTCGGAAAAAAAGTTGGTTTGTTTGAAGCAAACGTAGTAGCTATTAATCCAACAATCGAAGAGTTTAAAGACATACTTGGTATGGAACTTAAAGAAGACAGCAAAGCTGCTGAGTACTTAGGTGAGACCAAAGATGGTAATAACTATCTTCGTGTTGATATATGGTTAGAAGAACTTAAAAATAAAGATAAGTTCAAAGTGAGCTTCTTCTTAGAAGATAAAGAACGTGAGAATAAAGATGGTACTAAGAATCAATATGTCAATAATGTTGGTATGTGTTCTTGGGCAGCTGATGAGAATGATCTAGCTGATTGGTTTAAGAAAGATAGAGATTATAGAATTGCATATGTAGGTGAAGAAGATTTTTATAACTTCTTACGCACATGGTTGTGTGAATTAGATTATCGTAAAGCAACTACAACATTAGAAATAGAATGGAAGAAGTTGATGAAAGGTAATGTGAAACAACTTAAAGATGAAATCAATGGTGAATGGTGTGGTCCAGTGGGTGCATTAGCTACTGTCATAGTTAAAGAACGTGATGGTGAGTCTAAAGAGTATCAAGGAATCTACAACAAAGCTTTTCTTTATGGAGGTGGTCTTAAACAATTTAGACTTGTTGATTATGGAAACAGAAAAACAATAGATAATCTTAAGAATAAGAAACCAAAAGAATTGAAAGCACATGAGAAATTCGTAGTGAATGTTGTTGGAGAATATGGTTGTAAAGACTATTACATCCTGAAAGATTTACAAGATTATAACACAGATGATAACTTAGTTGCTTCTGATGCGTTTATATCTGAAGATGGAGATGATTATTAATTGATTTATTGTTAGTAAGAGCCCTCTTCATTAATTTGGAGAGGGTTTTTTATTAGTAATAGTTTGCGAAAAGTACCAATAATTGGTACTAATAGCAATAATTTACATTTAGAGCTATGATAAAAGGAACAAGAAGAGTAAAACTAACATGTGAGAATATACTGAGCAGGATATCTGAATATGATATATACAGAATGTATATGCCTCACGATAACTGGAAGATAAATGTTGTTACTTATTCACCATTTAGAAACGAGAAGAATCCTTCATTCATTATAGGATATAAAGGAAAAGCATTAACATTTCATGATTTTTCAGATTCTACTAGAAGAGGTGGATGTTTTAATTTTGTGGTAATGCTATTCAATCTATCATCATTAAGTGAAGCATTGTTTATGATTGATAGAGATTTTGATCTTGGTATTGTTAATTCTTCTTCTACAAAAAACTATGAGAGAATTGTTTCTGAATATACGCAACCACCATTATTAAGCAAACGTGAATTCTTTATTCAAGTGAAGTCAAGAAAGTTCACACACGAAGAGCTAGCATATTGGAATGAATATTATCAGGACATAGATGATCTTAGAGCTAACAATGTGTATTCAATAGACACTCTCTATCTAAACAAACAGAAGTTCCCTCTAAAGGACACTGAGCTTAGATTTGGTTATCTATATGAGGGCTATTGGAAAATCTACAGACCATTTGCAGATAAGAAGAATAAATGGATGCCTAACAATGTTCCTATTACAATGATGGATGGATTACAAGATATAAAAGATTGTGATGTTGCATTCATCAATAAGAGTAAGAAGGATTATATGGTGATGAAGAAGGTTGTGCCATGTTGTTGTGCTGTACAGAATGAAGGCTTAGGATGTTTCTCTGAAGAGAATGTAGAATACATCAAAGAAAACTCTGACACACAAATCTTATCCTTTGACAGTGATGAAGCTGGTGTAAAGAATTCTCAACTCATAACAGAAAAGTTTGGGTTTGAGTATTGTAATGTACCAAAGATTTATCTAGAAGAAGGAATAAAAGATTGGGCAGACCTTGCCAGAACACATGGATTAAAGACAATTGAGAGATATTTAACACAAAGAGAAATAATATGAATTTAGAAAAACACATTTGGGAAGGTTGGTTAGTAAAAGATTTTATAAACGAATTAGATGATTTAGTAAGTATTGCAGTAAGTGGTGAAAGCCATTTTAAGACTATAACTAATAAACAACAACTTAAAGAATTTTGTATGGATAATCAACCTTATTACAAAAAACATATACCAGAAGTTGTAGATTATTTTGCTAAACAATATCAAATATTATGAGCAAATTAACATCAGATGAACTAAATGATATAGTGATAGAGAGCTTATCCCTCTCTGTTGCATTATTAGAGAGATTTGAAACAATGAATGAGAATAATTTGTTTACACATAGAGCTAAACAGTCTCTTAAACAAACTATTCCACACATTGAAGGCTATGTAGGTAAACTTATTGAAGTGAGAGATGAGGAAGATGCAGAACATTTCAAAAGAGGAGCTACAGTGATAATGGAACTATCAAATAGAATAGATAGTGCACTTAAGGTGAATAACATATTAGATATATCATCCAGAAAGAGATATTTAGAAGCTCTGATTGATGCTACAGTGTTATTCCCTCCACAGAAGAAAGAGCTTTATGAAGCAATTAGAGATTCAGGAATTTTAGAATATTAAATTATGACACTAAAAGAAAAATTATATAATGAGTACATTTGGACTACTGAACCTATAGTAGAGGCAGAAGAAGTTTCTGAATCAGTAGATAAAATGGTAGAAATAGCAGATGAATTTGCTATTGGATTTGCAGAGTGGTGTATTGAATCAGAAGGCAAAGAGTATAATAAGTATAAGTATAGAAACAGAAAAGAACTATTAGAAATTTATAAACAAACATTATGAGAGTAACAGATGACGAGTTAGAAATACTCGAAGAAGAGATTAAAGAGAATATTGAATGGTTATCCACTACAGAAGATGGTGAAACATTAGGAACAGTGGAATGTATAGGAATAGAGAATTTAGAAGGAATATTAACAAGGTTCTTTCATAGGAACGTATCATTAACATTAGGATAAAATAACATGGAAAATTACAACACAGCAAGAGGAATGTTGCTAGCAGCACCAATCCCTCAACAGACTAAAACTTACAAACCAGTTTCACATGAACAACTGATGGACCTCACACTTGAGAGTATACATCAATCAGGATTTGTTCTAGACCAAGAACTATACACCTCTGCAAAAGAGGGTAGGGTTGCTAATGGTAAGTTCACAATTAAAAATGTGGCAGATAGTGAAATGCAATTACAAATAGGATGGCAGAATAGCTATGATAAATCTCTATCACTGAAGTTTGCTATTGGTACAAGAATATTCATTTGTGAGAATGGATGTGTTAGTGGTGATTATGGTGCATTCAAAAAGAAACACCAAGGAGAAATACAAACATTCACACCACAAGCTATTGTAGAATATATCAAGAGAGCAGGAGAAGCATTTATAAAGATGCAAGTGGAGAGAGAAGCTATGAAATCTATTGATCTTGATAAAAGAGCACAAGCTGAATTGATTGGTAGAATGTACATTGAAGAGCAATTCATTGAATCAACACAATTGAACATCATTAAGAGAGAATTGGATAAACCAACTCATGATTACAATGCTAGCAATTCATTATGGGAGCTTTATCAGTTTACAACATTTAGTATGAAACAAGTGCACCCAAGCTTATGGATGAACAATCATATTGATGCTCATAGTTTCTTTACAGGAGCAGCAGATATTATTACATCTAAACAAGAATTAGTTATACCAGCTGGTAACCAATTAGAATTATTTGTAGCGTAATGGAAGAGCTAGTACAATGGGCTAGATCATTAAAGAATGAGCACCCAAATAAGTTTGATGAAATATGGGACTTTGTTTCTTTGTGTCAAGATGAAATAGAAGAAGGAGGTTCTCCTACACATGAAATAGAACTATGTAAAGAATCAATTAGACAATTAATAGAAGAAGATGAATTGGAGCAATTTTAAACATCAGTTTCACCCATCATGGCATGCTAAAATGCGTCCATTTATAGAGAGTGAGCAGTGTGATAAGATATATGCATTCCTAAAAGCAGAGAGTAAGAGGGGCAAGCGAGTTGCTCCTCTCTCTATGCATGTTTGGAGATGTTTCTTAGAGACACCATTAGATGAACTAAAGGTTGTGATGGTAGGCTTATGTCCATATCACACACTTAAGAATGATGCGCCTGTTGCAGATGGATTAACCAGTTAAAATGATTATATTTGTATATGAAAAAATGTACACGTTGTAAAGTAGAAAAAGAAAATAAATTGTTTTTAGGAAAAATAAAAAACAAATGTTATACTACATGTATTTCTTGTAGAAAAGCATCAATAACTAGAAATATTAGAGTAAGTAAGGGAGAAAAATCTGAAGTGGAATTATTTAGAGATAAGAGAAAAATTGCTATTAGTAATGGTAATTTTATATGTCCAACTTGCAAATTAGAACTTCCTTTATCTAACTTTAATAATTGTGTTTCTACGTTTAGTTGTGCAGGTAATAATTACTCTTGTAAAAAATGTAATAAATCTAAATCTAGACTTTCTAGAATAAAAAGTTATGGTTTAGATAAAAAAACATTTATGAAAATGTTTGAAAATCAAAATAAAAGTTGTGCTATATGTAAAAAATCATTAAAAATATCTGATACAGAAAAAATGAGAGCTACAACTTTATGCATAGATCACGATCATTCAACAAACAAGGTTAGAGGTTTATTATGTAATAGCTGTAACAGAGGATTAGGATTCCTTAAAGACAATAAAGAAATTTTACTAGCAGCTTATAATTATTTAATAGTCCATGATAAATCCTGTGAATTGCTGGAAAATCTAGAGATAGACAATCAGCAGCCAAGCTAGTTAGAAATAATTAGAAGGTTCAACGACTAGTGTAAGGAGTCTTAACAGGTAATGCTGAAGATGGTAAAACACCACGAGCGCAGGACAATTTCCTCTGATTGAGTAGAAATTGATGATATAGTCTGAACTGCATGTATAATCTAAAAAAAAAAGATGCAGAATCTAAGGATAAAGAGCTTTAGAGTTAACAAATGTATTAATGGGATGTTCTATTACAGAACAATTACAGCCTACATTAGAACATTTCTATATGGGCATAGAGAGAGAATATTATAATGGATTGAACTTTGATATTATTAAAGATCCAGATGTTAGTCATTTGGCTCATCAGGGTGTTCTTATGTTCAATGCAGCTCTAACAACAGAGATTAACAAAGCAGGAAGTCATCTAGATGCATGGGAACCACTTGTTAAATATCTGTTTGAGGAAATAATAAATCACTTAGGAGTGCCAATTGTGTTTCTTGGTAAGGATGCAGCTAGATATAAAAAATACACAGGGATATTTACTCATGTGTTTGAGCTTAGTCATCCAGCCAGTGCTGCATATAAACATTCTGAATGGGATACAGAAGGTGTGTTCAGTAAAGTGGATGTGCTATTAGAAGAAAACAATGGATTTAGTGTACAATGGGTGCCAATAGATGTGCCCTTTTAATTTAACAATATGAAAATAGAAACAAAATATGATCCAGGAGATACAGTATGGATAATGATTGGTAATAGACCAAAAGAATGTGTTATTTATGAAGTTGATCCAGGTAAAATAATGAAAATTATGACTTATCAAGACAGATATACCATTGAAGGGTATAATGGGAACAGTCCTACATTTTACGAAAGAGAAATATTTAAAACAAAAGAAGAATTACTTAACTCATTATAGATTATGGAAAATCAATTAATAAACATAGAAGAGCTTGAAATAGGAGATGAAATCTTAACACTTACGCAACAGCCTAAGTATTTAAAATTGGTGGAAGTTCCTAGAAGAAGTAAAACAGTCTATCAATGGCAACCACTTGTAGATAGATACATAAATGTAAAATGTAAAGTTAATGTAGATATTACACAAAGAAGTGCTTCTAAATTTGATCATATATTACAACGGAGTGTTCCTTATACATATGATATTAAAAAATATAAAATAGAAGCTCCTGAACAGGATAGTCCTATTGAGAAGTTTGATTTAAACTTCAAACAAATCTGGTTAGTAAAAAGAGAAACAATATGAGAACAGTAAATTATGGAGGTGATCTCCAAATAGGAGACTTTATAGCTATTAGTTATTCAAGTGGATTTACACTTGGTTGGTATTGTGGAGAAGGTACTAATACATTACAATTTTATGAAACACATTGGCCTGCGTCATCTTTAGATCAGTATAACAGAGTAAAAGCTGATGCAGCATATAGAGATCATGATAAAGCTAATTCAGAAGAGTTTGATAAAAGCTGGATAGCAAAATCATATATAATGGATTGGAAATGGAGAGTGATGAAAATAGAAAACCCAGAAAGTTTATTTACAGAACCAGAAGACTTAAATAGATATATAGAATCAAGACAAATTTTAGAACAAATTAAATTTATATAACATGATATTAGAAAAACAGACAGAAGCACACGTCCTAACAGAAGGACAAACACAAGAAAGTATTGGTATGTCTTTAGACTTAGATTCTGCACAGATATTGATGCAGATGTTAAGTAAGAATTTATATTCTGATGATATAGGCTCAGCTATTAGAGAATGCGCAAGTAATGCTCTAGATAGTCATAGAAGAGCTGGTGTAGACACACCAATTATAGTTTCACTAAAAGCTGCATCATATAACAATTATGAGTTTTGTGTAGAAGATTTTGGTATAGGCCTAGATGCTGATGATGTACGTAACATCATTAGTAAGTATGGTAAGTCTACTAAGAGAAATAGTGCTACAGAATTAGGTATGATGGGTCTTGGTTTCAAGGCCCCTCTAGCATATTCTAGTAGTTTCTATTTTGTATGTAGAAAAGATGGTATGGAACGTAAGTATATGATGTATGAAGGAGAAGATACTAACACTATTGATCTTTTATATGAAACAGAAACAACAGAAGCTAATGGTGTAAAGATTATTATTCCTGTTAAGTATGGTGATAAGTATAACTTCCAAAGAAAGATTAAAGAACAATTGTGTTATTTCGAGAGTGTGTATTTTGATGTACCAGAAGATTCAAGCATCACTAATGATTTTGTTATTAGTAGACACACACACTTTCAATTCTCTGAAATGAATACAGATAACAAGTTACACATCTGTTTGGACAATGTATATTATCCACTTGACTTTGAAAAACTTGGAATAGACAGACTTGAGTTTCCTATAGCTCTTAGATTTTCACTAAGTGATGGGTTATTCCCTACACCAAACAGAGAATCATTAAGATATACACAGGAAGCTAAAGACATCATCAAGAAGAAACTTGCAGAGGTAGCAGATTATTTTATTGGTAAGTATAATGAAACTGTAATCAAGAGTGATGATATCAAATCTATGATTAATTACTTGGAAAAGAGTGGACATTTTGTTGAAATGGTAAATAATAGAACACTTAGTATTAGTCCTTTGATTAAATATGCCACTATTAAAGCAGCTGTCCCAGAACTAAAAGGTGTAACTCTACTAGATTTCCCTTCTGTATATGGTAGAACTAAGTCACACATGATAGATAGTGCATATGTCCTTAAATTCACATTGAAGGATAAGAAGATGAAGGATGCCACTAAGCATTATGTTTGGGGATATAACATAGAGAACATATGTAATGGTAAGGTTAATGTGTATTTATATGAAGATAGAATTTCTCAATTGAAGAAAGACTATATGAAATCTATATGCAGAACAGATGTTCAACAATGTTTTGTTAAACGAAATAAACCTATGAAGCTAGGTAAACCTAGCAACTATGATTCAGATACCTACTACCACAGATTACAATTGCATCAGTATAAAAGACATGAGTGGAGACAAGTGATTAAGGAATATCAATATGTTCTATCTCTTATTGAAGCAAACTTCATTGATCTAGATTCAATTTATGTAACACAATCATTTATTGATAGTAGAAAGAAAGTGAAGGTTAGTACAGCTGGTGTAGCTAGTGGTAAAAGACTTAAGATTCAAGGAGAGATTGTATGTAAGAAAGGTGTTCCATTAGCTAGATATAGCAATGGTAGAAACTGTAAGTTTGATTCTCAATTGTATAAACTGGAAGAGTTACATAAACGTAAAGAAGTGATTGTGTATGCTAAACATGAAGATTCATTGAAACTCGATGCTCTTTATGCAATGATGCAAAAGCAAGTGATGGAAGTGGTTACATTTTCAGACAGAGAACTAAAGATAGTTAATCAACTAGAGATACACAATTTAATATCATATGATAAATTTATGGAAGGAAAGAATGCACCATTCAAAAGAATGATTACATCAGTGCTAGTATATGAACTAATTGAGAAAAATAGATATGTATTTGATAAAGCAAAAATGATTGCTTACACTTCTAAAGATTTAGGTGATAAACTAGAGAAGCTAGTTCAATATAAGCGTTTGAATTATGTAACAAGTGATCCAGCATTAGTTAAATCAATGTTATCTGTAGCAGAACAACACAATCTGTTTGATCCATTAATATACACAGAGTATCTAGAGATGAAAGCTTTGCTTGATAAATTGTATTTCTTGAATCCTTTGTGTTCAAGAATGGGTTATTATAATGCAGAAGATCCATTGTGCAACTTGATGACTGACTTGTTCAAATATCACAAACATAGAGTGAATCTTGAGCATTATAAAATTAGAATAAATGATGAAGTATTAACAGAAGCTAGTTTAGAAGAATTAGTATAATTTAACAGAGGGACATTCGTGTCCCTCTCTTTAACAAGTAACAATTAAATAAATAAATAAAATGGAAAACAAATTTTTAAGTCTTGACTGGTTCAAGCAAACAGCAGAATCTGCAATTACTAAAGTGGTAGCTGAGAAGTTAGAACAATTAATGCAGGAAGAGGAAACACCAAAGGTGACTCCCTATCTTAGAGTTCAAATAGCTAATGACACACTTACAGTGGTCCTTGTTGATGGAAGTGTATTAAGTAAGCCTGGAGCAACAGAAGAAGATTACTATGCTGTTATAGAAGCTAAAGATGCATATGAAATACATGCTATCATAGGTTCTAGAGATGTTGCAGCTGATGTAGAGAAAGCAAAAGCTGAAGCAGCTAGAATCAAAGCTCTACAGAAAGGAATAGAATCACTTGCTAGTCTTCCTGATTTCATTGTAGAAGGTAATTCTGTTTATCTAACAGGAACATCTAGAAGTATGCCTCAATTGCTTGTGGAGAAATTCATTGAGATAGTTGATAGAGTGAGTTATTATACAGGATTTGGAGACATTCAAGAAGCTCTTAACAATGATGATGATTACATGGCCCATAAAAACTTCTTTATGTGGTGTTGTCTTAATCCAAGAGCTGAGGTTGCTAATGAACTATACAGATTCTTAACAGATAATAGTTTCAAAATCACTAAACAAGGATTCTTTGTAGCTCTTAGAAATGTTGTAACACTCCATGGTTCTCCAGAGCTTGTATACTTTGTAAGTAATGCTTACAACAAAGTGAAAGCTGTGTGGAAGAAGAACCCAGATGATTATACAATCTTCTTAGAAGAAGGAGAATACAAACTTGTACATAAAGACAACCTAACTAAAACAGAAACTCATACATCTACAACATGTCCTGATTGTTTAGGTGATGGTGGATGGGAAGATGAAGAATCTTGGGAAGATGGAGAATGGGTAGAGTGTGAAAGATGTGATGGAACAGGTGAGGTGGAAGAATATACTTATGATGAAGAATGGCCTATAGACCATGGACAAAGAATTGGTACACTTACAGAAATCTATCTAGATCTTCCTAATAGAGAAGAGAATAGATTCACTGATAACTGGACTCAAACATTTGACATTCGTGTAGGACAAGTTGTAACCATGCCTAAAGAAGAATGTAACTGGAGTACACAAGATTGTGCTACAGCAGGTCTTCACTTTGCAGGATACACAGCTCCTTATGTTCTTTGTGGTGATACTACAGTTATGACTCTTCATAATCCTATGAAAGTGGTTGGTATTGGTACAGAGAAAGGTAGATGTTGGGAATATCTTCCATTCATGTTAACCACTGTTGCTGAAGCAGATCAAATCATGAATGATAGAAGCTTTGATTTCTTACAATTGGATGAGCAATATGCTATTCGTGAATTGGAAAGCTTAGCTGAAAAAGCGAAAGAAGGATTTGCAACTGAAGCTAAGAAACATGAGTTCAACATGCCTTCTATATCAGCAGCAGAGATCAATGCTATTGTATTGAATCTTAGTGAAATGAAAGCTAAGATTACCAATCGTGTGAACACGATTAAGTAGTAAAATTAATTACAGTTGTGTCGCAAATTTATCCTATATTTGCGACATAACTTAATTATAATAATATGGCGAAGAGAGTGTTAGTCCCAAAGACAAGATGCAGTGGTACAATGAGTGAGGCAGCCTTCTGGAGCTTCATAAGAAGTGCTTTGAGACAAAAGAGTAGATGGTGGAAGCCTATATCAGTATGTAAATTAAATGCACGTAGAGATTATAAAGGTGTTAGTAAACGCCAGAAGTATGAATATCAGTGTAAGAAGTGTAAGAAGTGGTATCCTGAGAAACAAGTTAATGTTGATCACGTGTTACCTGCTGGGAGTCTTAATTGTGCAGATGATTTACCAGGATTTGTAGAAAGATTGTTCTGTGAACAAGATAATCTACAGATTTTGTGTACAACATGCCATGATAAGAAAACATTAAAAGAGAAACAAGTTAAAAAGAAATGATAACATTATATCAATATTGTGACAAGTGTAAGACAGAGAGAAACTTTGATCCAGAGACACTAAAATGTAAAACCTGTAATAAACAAAACAAATGAGTTTAGACGTAACATTATATAGAAATTACCATGTCACTTATGACGAAGGTAAAACATTAGAACCACAAAGAGAATCTTTGTATAATGCAAACATTACACATAATCTAGGAAAGATGGCTGACGCTGCTGGATTGTATGAAGCACTATGGAGACCTTATCAATTGAAACCAGGGTATGATATTCCTGAAAATGATTATGATGCTCAATATAAGTTTGAAGAGGCTAATCCTGTACAAGCTTATGAGATAATTCCTATTATAGAAAAAGGTTTATCAGATATGAAAGCTAGACCAAAACATTATGAAACATTCAATAGCCCAAATGGTTGGGGAATGTATCATAATTTTGTTCCTTGGATAGAAGAATATCTTAAAGCATTAAAAGAGTACCCAGAATCATTTGTTGAATGTGATAGATAATCATTATGGAGAAACAGATAATACTCAATAGAGTACAATGTAGAGAATGTGGAGAAGTGCTTACATCATATAACAGACATGATTACAAAACATGTAATTGTTGGAATGAAACAATGGTAGATGGTGGTACAGATTATCAACGCTATGGAGGTAAAGATCTTTCATTAGTTGATGCACGTTCCACTATATATCTATCAGATGATCATCAGATGAATAGAAGTGCTGCACATTGGGGCAATAGAGGTAAAGATGGTAGAAGTCCTCTATCATATAAATCAGTAGCAGATATGTCAAATGATCATATCAATAATATCATTAAAGATATGGGAGGTAAAATAGCTCCATGGATGGAAGAAATAATGAAGAAGGAAATAGAACATCGTATAACTAATAACATTACAATAGATGACTAACGCAATAACAATAAACAAAGAACCTGCTTTTAATGAAGTGTGGCATGAAGGACACGTAGAGAACAATGGTAAATATCATTATTTCTGGTTAATACATCCACAAGGATTAGATGACAAGGGTGAGCAATATGAACTAGAGGTGAGATGGTTCTTCAGTAGAGTACCAAGGGAGATACGAGCTTTGTATCCACAAATTATAGAAGCATTTAAACAAACACTATGAACATATTTAAAGTGATACCAATAGATGTATATGGACATGATGTAGTTGTGTCTATAGGACAATCAGATGATGATCTGTACGAAGAAATCAAAGAGAACATATCTAAGAAGAAGTTTGATAAAAGAATGACTAATCAAAAAGCTATAGCCACTACATTTAAACTTAAGACTGGATGTATTCTTATAAGGTTTAAAGATGATATAGATAACCCAGGCATTGTAGCTCATGAAGCTTTTCATGCTATTGTATATCTATTTGAAAAGATAGGTATAGAGTTTGCATATGAATCAGAAGAAGCTTATGCTTATTCATTAGAATATTTAACTAATCAAATTTTAAAAATCAAAGAAGATGAAAACAAGATATTGGGAGAGTGAGAATGTATATATCATCCAGAGAGATCTTCAATTGATGATAGAGAATAAAGAATTGAAGACTGTTGTATCATTAGTTATGACATCTATCAATGCTATAAGAGGTGAACGAGCATTACAATCAGCAATATTAATATACAAATAATTATGATAAAAGGAACAAAAACAGAAGCTCAATACAGAGCAGTAATGTTTAAAAAAATGTTATAAAAAATTTGGTAGATTAAAATATTTGTATTACGTTTGTATAACAAAAATATATACAAATGAAAAATCAAGAAACTATTTTACTTCGTATAAATGGAGAAGTAAAAGAAAAATTAGTTAAAAAAGCTGAATCATTAGGACTTAGCCTATCAGCATACATTAGATTAATAATTATTCAAGACTTATTAATGTAATGGCAATAGTTTATCAACACATCAGATTAGACAAAAATGAAATATTTTACATTGGTGTTGGTGCAACTTTAAAAAGAGCTTATTCTAAAAACTGCAGAAATTCTTTTTGGAAAGCAATTACAGATAAAACATCTTATAAAGTTGAAATTCTACATAATGATATAACTTACGAAGAAGCTTTATTAATAGAAATTTCTTTAATAGAATCAATAGGTAGAAGAACTTTAAACAAAGGACCGCTAGTAAATATTGATGCAGGAGGTAGAGGAAGTGCAGGGCATAAACAATCAAAAGAATCTATTGAAAAAAGAAGACAAAAAATGCTTGGTCATAAAGTTTCTGAAGAAACTAAAGAGAAATTAAGAATTTCTAATTTAGGTAAAAAAAGATCTTCAAAAACTAGACAAGCTAATAGAATTGCAAATTTAGGAAAGAAACTTTCTAATGAGCATAAACTTAAGATTTCAAAAGGTTTATTGAACAATAAAAACAAAGCGTTATACAAAAAAGGAAAAAAAGTTATTAATACTGAAACTAATGAGATATATAAATCTATGTCTATGGTTGCTAAACTTTTTAATATACCTATAGAAACACTTAGAAGAAGATTAAATAATTCTCCTGAAAAATGTAAACCGTTTAAATATTTAACATAACACAAATTAAAAATATGATAACAAGTAAAAAAAGAACAGAAGAAGATTATAGGAAAGTAGTTATGGATAGTTCCTCATCTTTAAAAATGTTTTCTGAAAATAGAAGAAAATATTATAAAAAATATTATTTAAATGAATCTGTAGAAGATAAAGACAATACATCTATTAACATGGGTAAGTTGGTTGAGTGTATTTTAATGGAACCTCATTTATTTGATGAAAAGTTCTATATGTCATCTTGTGCTTCTACACCAACAGGATTAATGTTAGACTTTGTTGAAGCATTATATCGTGTAACAAGAGATTGTACAGATGAAAATGGTGTAGTGACAAAAGATTTTACAGACATATCACAAGAAGCTTATGTTATATCAGGATTTAAGATTAAATACGAGGCTGTGATAGGTAAGTTCTTTGGATCTGATGCTGAGATCTATTATAATGAAATACGAATGGTTAGAACTAAGAATCTAACTGTTATCAATACAATGGAAGTATCTATTGCTGAAAAGATTGTTGAGCAGTTAAAGACTAATAGTACAACAGCACCAATTGTTAATCTAGTGAACAGCTCTAGGTATACAGTGATAGATCAAATGCAGGTAGAAGGATATGACCTAGATGGTCTTCCTCTTAAGAGTATGCTTGATAAAGTGATCATTGATCATGATGAAAGAGTCATACAGCCATATGATTTAAAATGTACATGGAGTGTAGAGAATTTCTATGAAGAATACTATCTTTACAGAAGAGCATACATCCAAGCTTATTTGTATTTTCATGCAATGTTAAAACTAGTAGATGATCCAGAGAGTGAATATTATGAATATACAGTGGAATATCTAAAGTTTATTGTATGTGATTCAACCAACTACTATCAGCCATTGATTTATACACTAGATATTGATGATATGGGAGATGCTCATGATGGATTTGTACACAAAGGAAGAACATATCCTGGTGTAGAAGATATTGTTAAAGCACTTATATGGTGTAAAGAAACAGGAACGTGGAACATAAGCCACAAAAACTATTTATCTAATGGAATAGTTAACATTAAGGGATAACATGGAAGTAAAAAAGAATATAACTAGTATCTTTATGGTGCCCACTCTTCGGGTGCCAAAGGATGCTTTACGCTCAAATGGATTTATAAATGGATACATTAAAGATGAAAAAATGCAACATGATTATAAAGATTCTATATATCTGTTATTTAAGCCTGATAATTTGGATAAGTTTAGGGAGTTCTTAGATGGAGAATATGAAAGAACAAAATCTATAATAGAAGATTATGATTATGAAGATGGGTTTGTTGTTGTTGTATATCAACTCAATGAAAGATTCAAGCAAGACTTTGAACTTGTTAAACAAGGTAAGTATTCTAAAACATCAAAAGCCTTCCAGAGTGAATTCCCTAAGTCTGTTAAGATTATCAAATCAGGACTAAGCAAAGATGAGATAAGTCTTCAATTGAGAATATTTAAGAAGAGCGCAGATCTTGTAGAGTTCTGGGAAGATAAAATAGGTATTACATTTGAAGATGAGTTTGAAGTGTGGGAAGGTTGGGATGAAGAAAAAGAAGTATTAATAATTGATAAACTAAAAGAACATGTTTAATAGACAAATATTAGAATCACTGATAGAAGAGTATGGAACAGAAAAGACTGCTACATTCTGTGAGATGGCTGCTATGATGTATGACATCAAATATAAAGCATGCAAAGAAAAGGAACCGTTAACTGAGTTTGATTTTGAAAGAGTATGGTGGATAGAAGCCTCTCTAGTATTACATGAACAACCAATAGAACAATAATATGAAAGGAATAGATTTATTACAAAAACATACAGCATCAGCTGTTGTTATTAGAGCATGGTTTTTAGAAAAGATGATTGAATCATTGCAAACAGCAGATGTTCCAGATGAATTCAAAGACATGATGAGAGAAACAGGTATAGAAGATGACAAACTAGCAATTATGATTGATGCCAATCCTAGAATGTTATTAGATGTATTTGATGAGAATCATATATTAATAGAGATTTTTAGACCACTAAATGAAGGATCTATATATCCTAGTAATTATTTTTCATATAAAATTGGTAATATCAGTCCAGATATTAAAAAAACTAGAAAAGAAGCAGAATTGTTTGCTATAGAAGCAGCATTTGAAATATTAGAAAACAAATTAACCCCTAAAGAAGAAACAAATGAGAACGTATAAAGAATTTAATGATAAGTATGCAGCTTATTTAGAAGAAGGGCATTATGGAATGTCTATTGATGAACCTTCTGTATTAACTTATGTAGACCAAATATTTAATGATCTTATAAAGATTCCTGGATTTCAATTTAGTCAAATAAAAACTAAATATGGATTAGCTAGGGTGTATACAAATCTTTATGAACTAATGCCTTTTGTAGGTAGAATTGTTGATCAAGAACTCGAAGACAAGATCAACTTCATTCTAAAGGTGGAATATGAGTTAGAAAATAGATTAGCAAGTTTAAACCTAGACAAAGATGGAAAAAGTATTCAACCAGTATAAGAATATGTTGATAGTGCATCCTAAGTATAAGGGATATGTATGTGGATATAATGATAGTCACATCATTCTAGCTATAGAGAGCACCAGCAAAGACTTCTTCAGAAAAATGCATAATCCAATCATCATGGAGGAATATAAAGATGCTAAGTATCGATATGCATTCGAAGATGAAAGAGAACTTATAAAACAATCTCAAGATGGGGAATACAAGAAAACTAGCTCTAAAAACTAAACTTCTTATATTTGAGTTCAAAGAAAGATATCCAGCATTATCTCCAGAAGAACTAATTGATATATTCAGTTTAGATCCAAAGAGAGTGCATCAGTTATTCGATGAGGAATATATAATAGTTCCTTCTAAAATGAATAGAAAATGAGTGAAGATAAAAAAGAATTCATAGAGTTTAGAGACTATTACTTAGAGGATGGAAGAATTCATTTCACTAAGGAGTATCTATTAAAAACAAAGAAACAATGCTGTGGTAATGAATGCAGACATTGTCCTTTTGATAAATGTGAAAAAGGTAATACATCACTTAGAACAAGTGAATAAAAGTTCTGTTCTGTTATGTTTTTTTTAAATTGTGAAGAAAGAGCCCTAAAGAAATTTAGGGTTTTTTTGACTATTGACTATTAATAGTCAAACCTACTTTTCACCAGAACATATCAGAAATACCTATTTTTCACCAAGAATAACTATTTCGTCCCAAATTTCTAAGATTTATGGGACCAATCGTGGATAGATAAACCCTAATTTATGGGGTCTATCTTACTACAAAAGGTTAGGAAATAACACAAAAATTTATTATCTTTAAACAGTTAAAACAACTAAAAAATAACTAAAAAACAATTAAAACAACTAAATAATGGCAGGAAAAAAAGTAGTAAAAGAAACTAATAACAAGTTTCAAGAAGCAGTTGACAACCTTAATAAAAAATATGGGGTTGGTTCAATATTAGCGTTAGACTCTAAAGCAGGAGGTGATTATGATGTAATCAGTACAGGGAGTATTGGTTTTGATCACATCACACTTGGTGTAGGAGGATTTGTAAAGGGGAAACTCTATGAACTTATGGGCTGGGAGGGCACAGGTAAATCTACAATATGTGGACATGCTGCAGCTGAATGTCAAAAAGCAGGAGGAACTGTTCTATATATAGATGGTGAGCATGCTGTTGACAAGAACTATTTCAAGAAACTAGGTGTTGATACAACTAAGCTATTGATTTCTCAACCATCTTGTGGTGAGGAGGGTTTCAATATTGCTATGGAAATGATTAACACTGGAGAGATTGATCTAGTAATTATCGATTCAGATTCATCGCTTATTCCTAAGAAGATGCTTGATGGTGATGTAGGAGACTCTACAATCGGTAGAAAAGCTTTATTGAACAGTAATGCTTATCCAAAGCTTAAAGGGGCTCTATCACAGCATAATGTATGTGTTATCGTAATATCCCAATATAGAGAGAAGATTGGTGTTATGTTTGGTAATCCTACAACAACTCAAGGTGGTCATGCTCTTAAATTCTACAGTGATGTAAGAATAGAAGTGTCTAGAACTTTAGCCAAAGATGGTGATGTAAACTATGGTAACATTACTAAGCTGAAAGCTGTCAAGAATAAAATGTCTCCTCCATATAGAAAATCAGAGTTTGAGATTGTGTATGGTAAAGGTATTGACATTCTTGATGAGATGATGACTCTTCTTAATGAGTTTGAGCTAGGACGTAAGTATGGTAAAACTATGACAGTAGATGGAACTAAGTATGACTTAGAAGAATTCAAACAGTTGGTAGTTGATAACCCAGAGTTCTATGATGAGCTTAAAGAGAAGATTGTAGCTGCAATCAACCAAACTGATCTTCCTATTGAAGAAGTGGAAGTGGAAGAAGATGTATGTCCTGAACCAGATGCATTATGATAATAGGTATAGCAGGTAGAATAGGAAGTGGTAAAGACACTGTTGGAGAAATTATACAAGAGGTATGTCTTAGTAATCATGGGCCAGTGTTTGAAGTTAAGAAGTTTGCAGGGAAGCTAAAACAAATAGCTTCCTTGTTAACTGGTATTCCTGTAGAGGATTTTGAAGATCAAGAATTCAAGAAGTCATATCTTGGATATGAATGGGGAACAGTGCAACAAGTACCACTTAACTCAATACCACCATTTGCTGACATACAGTTTAATGCATTAATGTCTGTAAGAGAACTTCTTCAGAAGCTTGGTACAGAAGCTATACGTGATGGATTACATCCTAACGCTTGGGTGAACGCATTAATGTGTGAATACAAGAGACCAAAGATGAGTGAGTACAACCCAAGCAATTGGATTATTACAGATGTTAGGTTTCCTAATGAATTAGAAGCTGTAGAGGATGTCAAAGGACTTACAATTAAAGTGGTTAGACCAGTTGAGAAAAGTAAAACACCTGTAAGATTACATCCTAGTGAGACAAGTCTTGATAAAGCAGAGTTTGATTATGAAATCATTAATGATGGATCTATAAAAGATCTAATAGAAAAAGTTAGACAAATATTAATAACAGAAAAAATAATATGAAAAGTTACAATGAATTAGAAGCTCTTGTATTAGCATGGGCAGAACAAAAAGGTATTCTAGAGAATGGAACACCAGGTAGACAATGTGATAAAACATTGGAAGAAGTGGAAGAACTAGCAGATGCTATCTTTGATAACAACAAAGAAGAGATAATTGATGCACTAGGTGACATCCTAGTTACAATCATCATCCAAGCAGAACTGCAAGGAGTGAGTTTGACAGAATGTTTAGAGAGTGCATACAATGTAATAGCTAAACGTAGTGGAGTTATGAGAAATGGACAGTTTTGTAAGGATAATTAGTTTTTGTTTAATAAATATTGTATATTTGTAAAATCTTAAATATTTAAATTATGGGAAAAACAAATAAACAATGTATGATTGGTAAAAAATATGGTATACTAACAGTTATATCTGAAATTGAAACCAGAAACAAAAATGGTCACATATTATATAATGTAAAATGTGATTGTGGAAAAGAAAAACAAGTTTTAGGTGCATCATTGAGAAGTGGTGCATCTAGAAGTTGTAATAAATGTTCACTTCTAACAGGATCACATGGTATGTGGAAGTCTAGAGAATTTTCAATATGGCAGTCTATGAAAGACAGATGTTATAATTCTAATAATCCTCGTTATAAAAACTATGGAGGAAGAGGAATTATTATATGTGATAAATGGAAAGATTCATTTATTAATTTTTATTTAGATATGGGAGAATCAAAAGATTTAACTATAGATAGAATAGACGTGAATGGAAATTATGAACCTAGTAATTGTAGATGGGCTACACCAATGATTCAAGCTAGAAATAGAACTAATAATAAAGTATATACTTACTTAGAAGAAACTTTATGTATGTCTGAATGGTGTGAAAAATTAAATATTTCAACTTCAACATTTAATAATAGAGTTCTTAGAGGATGGTCTATAGAGAAAATAGTAAATACACCAATTAATGTTAAACATAAAAAAATAAATAAATTATGAAATACAGAAAAAAACCAGTTGTAATTGAAGCAATTCAATGGAATGGAAATCAAGAAGAAATATATGATTTTTTAAGAGGCGTTGAATTTAGAGATGGAGAATTGTACATTCAAACCTTAGAAGGACAGATGCATGCTTCTAAAGGTGATTATATCATAAAAGGAGTACAAGGAGAATTTTATCCATGTAAACCAGATATATTTGAATTAACGTATGAAAAAGTAGAAGACAATGACTAATTTTGATTTCCCTCAGATATGTACAACTTGTAGAGGATATAAAACTATGCCTCTTACTTGGAGTAGTACAGGACAACCACAAATGTGCACATGTCCTAAAGTTTCTTTATCATGGGAATGTCATAGATGTGGAAAGATAAATGCTCCATGGAAAGGAAGTTGTGATTGCACACCTACACCATTTGGAACTTTACCAATAACTGGAGGTATTAATGGTCCTACATCTGGTAGTACACAACCATACACATCAGGACCTAATCCTTTCAATCATTACTTTACTAAAGAAGATGAAGTGTAAAACATGTGGAAAGAATTCTGATGGAGAATATTGCTTTCAGCATAAACAAAGAAAACCTTTAGCTCAAAGTAGGTTAAAGCCAACATTAACCCCTAAAAAAGGGGTTAGTGATGGTAAATCTTTGCAAAAGTCCAGTTTATTATCACAAAAACTGGACAAATCTCCTAGTAAGTTCTTGGAAATGAGACAGTTCTTCTTGTGTATATGGAAGAAAAGACCACATAGGTCAGAAATAAGTGATGCCTATCTTGGTAAAGAAGCAATGAGTACATATTTCCATCACATTTTACCAAAAGAAAAGTATCCAGAAGCTTGTTTAGATGAAGAAAATATTATACTTTTGACCCTTGAGGAGCATTCTAATGTTGAAAATGACATGTATAAGTATGAGGAGGTTAATAATAGACGTAACCAATTAAAACTAAAATATGAAAGAACCTAACAGGGAACGTAAAAGTGATATCAAATATGCTGTTACCCTCAACGAAGAACAGAAGCTTGCTAAACAGTTAATAATAGATAACCAAATAGTTATTGTTACTGGTAGAGCTGGAAGTGGTAAGTCTCTAGTATGTGCCCAAGCTGCTTTAGATTTCTTAATGAAGAAACAATGTAATCACATTTATGTTACAAGAGCAACAATTGAAGTGGGTGGATCACTAGGGTTTCTTCCAGGAGATCTTGAAGAGAAGTTCAATCCTTACCTAGAAGCATTTCAGGAAAACCTTGAAAAGTGTTATGATAAACTTAAGATTCAAGAACTGGTTAAGAACAAGAGGGTTATTGCTTATCCTGTTCAGTTTATACGTGGTAAAACTATTGATGATGTGTTGGTGGTGGAGGAAGCGCAAAACCTGTCAAAAGGGGAAATGCTTGCTATACTAACAAGACTTGGTAAGACAGGTAAGATAATTATTAATGGTGATTCAGAACAAAATGATACAAAAAATAGTTACACTGGATTATCTTATGTAATTGAACTTTCTAAAAAAATAGAAGGAATTGAATGGATCAAATTGAAAGAAAACCATAGATCAGATCTTGTTGGAAAAATTTTATCTTTAGAATATGGAAAAGATTAATAATTAGTATATTTGTATTATGAAATCTGCAACACATTTTGATCTTGAAAATTTTTATACTTATTTGGACTTTATAAAAAATTGTTCAACTTTATCTTATGATAAAACATTAGTTTTACATAAACATCATATCATTCCTAAAAATTTATGGACAGATGATACTTTATCAGTAAATAACAAAACTAATTTTGTAAATTTATCAGTAGAAGATCATATCAAAGCACATTTAATGATAGCTGAATGTTATGAAAATGATACACGTGAACATATTGTAAATCTAAGAAGTGCAAGAATTTTAAACAAAAAATCAATCAAAGATGTAGAAACATTAAATAAAATTAAAGATTCCTATATTGGAGAAAATAATCCTTTCTATGGAAAAACTCATAGTGAACAAACAAAGAAAAAGTTAAGTTCAATTAATGAAAATAGAGAATATAAAACATATGAAGAACAATATGGTGACACTGCTGATTTAGAAAAAACAAAAAGAAAAACATCAGTAAAAGCATATTGGGATAATTTGTCTGAAGAAGATAGATCAAAAAGAGCTACTGCTATATCAGAATCTTTAAAGGGTAAACAAAAAGGTAGCAATAATGGATTTGCAACTAAAGTATTAATAAACAATGTAATTTATGGTAGTGTAAAAGAAGCATGTGACACACTTAATGTTAATTCTTATTACTTACATAAAAACTATTGTATTAAAAAATTGAAAAAACAAAAATGATAGAAGTACTTAAATTTTCAATGGTTACATGTGGACCATGTAAAGTGTTAGCATCTACATTAAAGGATGTAATTGGTATAACTAACATAGATATTGAAAAAGATATGGAAACAGCTATGAAGTACAATGTACGTAGTGTTCCTACATTAGTTTTCTTAAGAGATGGTAAAGAGGTGCACAGAGTGTCTGGATCTATGCCATTAGATAAATACAAAGCTATTCTTACAGAGATAAATGATTCAAAAGAACTTAATAACTAAAACTATGATTAAACAATTATTATTAGCTCTACTAGAGCTAAGCAGTGAAAACATCAGTGCAAAAACAGGACAAAGAACAAGAGTTAGTGGATTGTTCAGAAGTGGCAAAGAATTTATAGCTTTGACAAAAGGGGAAAAGTTCCCACCATCAATATCTAATGTTTGGACATTAGTAGTAAGTGTATAACAATTAAAACAAAACAATTATGGAAAAAGGATTTAAAAAATTATTAGGAACAAGAGTGTATATTAAAATTCCTAAAAAAATTGAAGGTAAAATTATAGTAGATGAAAATACTAAAGAAGCTTTAGAGAAAGCTTTAATTAAAAAAATGCCTAAGCTGGAAGTATTTTCTGTAGGTACAGGTATTACAGATACAGATTTAGTAGAAGGATGTTTTGTACTGGTAGAACCTTCTGCATTAGCAACAATATATGAAGTTCCTTTTGAATTTGAAGATTTTAGTGTAGCTATGATTCCTTATTTTAGTATAATTCACATCTGGTAATTATGCAATATCCTTTCATATCTGCTAAATGCATCACTTATGGAAGAGTAGATACTCTGGAGGAAGCTATACAAAGTTTCCTCCTACAAGAGTATCCAGGTAAGAAAGAACTAATCATAGTTAATGACTACCCTCTTCAGAAGTTAATATACGATCACCCAGAAATCAAAATCTATAATCTAGATGAAACATTCCCTACAATTGGGGATAAAGAAAACTATGCTATAGAAAGATGTTCTGGAGAACTAATAGCTGTATGGGATGATGATGATGTAGCTTTGTCTAATCATTTATCCAACATAGCTAAATTTTGGAAAGAAGATACTAACATCTTACATTGGGAAACAGGTGTGTATTACAATGAGCCTAGTATAACAAAGATAATGGGAATTGGTAACTCAGGTATTGTATACAGTAAAAAAGTTTGGGAAGCAATTGGTAAGAGTCCTATAGAGAATGCTGGAGGAGATACAACATTAGTTAATAGAATACATTCCTTTGGTAAAGAATATGTTATTGATGCAAAAATGCCTGACTCAGAAGCTTCTTGGTTTTATATGTGGGGTGGTAGAGGATATCATCAATCTGGACAAGGTACAGACACTGCAGATAAGCCTAACATCATACAAAGACATAGTGAATATATAGAAAACTTAAGACAAAGAAATCTAATACCTACAGGAGATGTTCATTTAAATCCTCATTGGAATAAAGATTATGCACAAATGTTAAAAGATTTTGTAAATAAACAATGAGAGTGCTAGTAACAACAGCTTCATTTGGAAGTGGATTATATTCTAGATGGGTAGATCAAAAATCTGATAAGTATGAAATAGTATTTAATAGAATAGATGATCAAACAGAATCTCCTAGACAAAAAGCTATGTTACCTAGACTACGTGGTAAAATACCTAAAATGATAGTTTGGGAAGATCATCCAGATTATGACTATTATATATGGATAGATTCTGGTTTCTCAATATCAGATCCATTGGCTATAGAAAGAATGGTAGATGAATGTATTGACACAGATGCATGTTTCTTTAAACATTCAGGAAGAAGTTCTGTTAAGCAAGAGCTAGATTATGTTATTAGCTTAATTGATACAGGTAATCAATATCTTATTGATAGATATGAGGGAGAAAGAATGATAGAACAGGTGCAGAGTTATTCTAAAGATGTTACGTGGGTAGACAATATTCTATTTGAGTGTGGTACATTCATATATTCTAAGAATGTTATAGCTAATAGACAATACAATTTAATGAAAGAGTGGTTCTATCATAATTGCATATGGTCTGTTCAAGATCAACTTAGTCTTCCGTATCTATTGCATAAGTTTGGTATAAGATACAAATTATTAGAAGGTAATGTTTATTATAATAAATATAGATCATAAAAAAAAGCCCTTGAAATAAGGGCTTTCTTTTTTGATAAGATCAGTAGTCTTAGGTCCTAACGAACTAACATTAGGAGGGGCACATTAAATTATTTTGATAATCTCTTTTGCTTCATTGGTTGCTGAGGAGAAGTTCTGATAGCTTTATCATCCATAGACTTAGTCTTTGAAAAAGGTTTGTCCTTTCTAGGAATAGAGACCTTTGGAGCTTTTCTTGGTGCTCCTGATTTCTTTGCTTTACCAGAAGTCATTAGTTACAACCGTATTTGCATTTCTTCATTTTAGCTCCTGATTTAGCCTGTTGTGAACCCATCATTCCATATTTTTTTACTTCTTGAGGAGTAGCTTCTTGTATAGATGATTTAGGTTTAGCTTTAGCTTTAGGTGCAGATTTAGAACTAGGATAGTTGTTGTATTTTTCTTCTCTTGATTTAGGAGCATATCCACCAGGTAATAATGTATTAATACCAGATTGTGCTTTCTTAATTGTAGCACCTTTCTTAGCTATAACACCACGTCCTTTAAGGATGTCTGCTTTAGTAATCTTTCCATCTTTGTTAAGATCAGGAAATGATTTACCATCTTTAGCTTTGCTCATAGTTTTACCATTCTTAGCACCACCCATTTTGGTAGGTGCGTAAGGCATATTTTTTCTTCCATTTGGGAAAGGAGGATTTCCAATTTCTCCACCTAGATTTTTAAATCTATCTTTTTTAGCCATAGGTTTTATGACTGTACTTTCTGCTTTTGCAGGTTTTTTAGGTTGTGACATAATATATTTATTGTTTAGTTGTTATAATCCAGGAGGAGGGGGAGGACTAGGCTTCCCATTTTTGTTTAACAGTTCCATTTTCTTAATGATTTATTGATTCTACTATTAGGATCTTTAGCTGTCTTAGAAGATGTATTTTTCTTCTTCATCCCAGACATTCTACTACAAAAAGATGCTCTTCGCTTTGCATCTTTACTTCCAGCTTTAAGTTTGGAAGGTTTAGTCGTAACAGCTTTTTTGAGCTTGCTTCCTGGGTTTGCCGCTCTATATGATGCTATTCCTTTAGCGTTTAATCCACCAGAAGGATTCTTTCCTTCTTTACGTGTCCAAGCTGCTGTTGCCATTATAAATATGTATTAAATTGTGTTGTAAGATTTGTCCAAGCTCCTGAATCCCAAAGCCATAATTCTTTAAAATCAATACAAGGAGCCCACTCATCGTCAGTATTAATAAATGTAGCAGTTAGGAAATATAAATTCTTTTGTCCTATAAGAACAGGTATTAAAGTATTTTTTAAATCAGTAAAACTTTTTGCTCTAATATATTCTGTAGCTAATTTAACACCAGCACTATATTTAGTAGGATCTAGTACAAAGTTATTAGTAGAATTACATAATGTAGATCTATTTGCCCATAATATAGTGGCAAGAGTGAAGTATTGGTCATTATTAGCAAATACACCTGCACCTCTCACTGGAGTAGGCCCACTAGCTGTATTAGTCATAACCCATTGAGCAGCTGTAACTACAGCTCCACATGTATTATCTGCTGTAGCAGAAGTTTTTCCTCTTCTTAACATTCTACCCACATTATCATTACTAGCAACAAGATCAGCTTGTTGTGTAACACCTATGTGAGGCATATTAATT